ATGACGTTCGATTTCTTCGAGGGCGCGGCGGGGACAGGAAAGACCCACAATCTCGTGGGCCGCGCGGCAGAGATCGTTCAGGACGGAGTGCTTGGCGAAGGGCAAAAGCTCTTGGCGCTCACCTTCATGAACGGCGCGCGCCGCCGTCTGGATGCGCGGCTTGGCGAGAACCCGGCGTTCCGCCGACGCTTTGATTGCCAGACCTTCGATGTGTTCGCCCGGACGTTGGCCGCGCGGCGCAGGAGTCTGATTACGCCCGCGATGCAGGCGCAGGCCGACGCTTTGAGTGAATTTGACGGGCCGTGCGTGCTGGCGGCGGGCCTTCTGGAATACGAAGCCGTTCGAAAATGGGTGGCGCGCAGCTTCCCGCTGGTTCTGGTCGATGAAGCGCAAGACCTCGACGAACACCGGATGCGCGTCCTTCAGGGGCTTTCGCCCTCCTGCCGGATCGTGGCGGCGGCAGACGCCTTCCAGTGTCTTCACAACGGGCGCGACACTGCGCCTCTCATGGGCTGGCTTGAAGGCGCAGGACAAACACACCGTCTCACGCAGGTCCGGCGTACGACTCAACAGGGGCTTCTCGCCGCCGCGCTCGCTGTGCGTGAAGGCCGGGATATGAAGTCCGTTCTCACCGGCAGAACCGCCCAGAACAGGACGACATGGAGCGGCGCGGGTTTCCGGCTTCAAGATGCGGTCGCAACGCAGAGGAATACAGGACTTCTTGCATGGGCGATTGCCAACGACATTTCGCAACGCCAAGGCTCGGTGGTCATTCTCACTCCGGATGGAAGCAATGCGATCATCCGCGCTGCGCTTGCATCCGTGCAGACGAGACAATGGACGCGCAACAACGGTGGAACATTTGGGCCGTATCCGCATATATGGGACCGTCACGACAACGAAGAAGCCAACGCCTTGCTGGCCGATATCACGTTGCCGCAATCGGCGTCCTGCGCCGACCTGCGCGCGCTTCTAACGCCGCTGGCCGGCCACGCGCCCATTGCACAAGCCATCAATCGTATGGATCGCTTGCGCAGAGCACACGGCCACGCGGCTTTCACCGACGCGCAAGTTATCCAGTTCGTGCAGGAGTCAGTGCGCAACCGTTCGCGTCTGGGTTTTCGGCAGCAACACGGCCACCTTGCCATGACGATCCAGCGCGCCAAGAACCGCGAGTTTCCAAACGTTATTGTGCTTTGGCCGCACACCGCCACAGGAAGCGCGGAGCATCTGCGCCGATTGCTCTACAACGGCATCACGCGCGCGCAGAACCATTGCACCGTGATTGTACTCGGTCAGAACCGGATGAACGCGTCGCCGTTCGCGCCCGCGTCCTTCCAATGATTGCTTTGTCTGCCCGGATTCAGTGCCGCCTTCGATCTCGGACGAGGTAACCAGTCAGATGGATCATGAGGACGTCAAGCATTTTCGAGCGAAGTGGAAACCGGTTCGCGTGAAGCAAATGCGTTGAAACAAGAGAATAGAGCGCTGAAGCGCTCTAGGACCAACAAGCTCGCGCCTGATCGCGCAGGCGGGCATAGTCCAGCATCGCTCGTTCCAGCGCCGCGCCGGGCGGCAGGCGCCGGATTTCGTCGGCAAGCTGCGCCTGGAAGGCGCGGTCGTAAGCCGCGACCGGCGGGCAGACGACGGACGGCCTAGAAGGCGCCGTCGCGCAGGCGGTCAGCGAGAGCGTCGCGATCACGAGGAGCGGCAGCGCCCGCTTCGAGCATCCGGCCTTTGGCATCGGAAGCCTCCTTCTGGGATTTGAGTTCGGCACGCTGAGCTTTCGCCGCCTCAGTGGCGATGCCTGCTTTGCGGCCAGCGGCGAAGATCGCCGCGATGGCGATGACCACCGCGACGATGAGGGCCAGGGCGAACCAGCCGGTCACTTGTTCGCCCCGGTGATCCCGGCCCGCAGCGTGCCGAGGCCGAGCGCGGCGAGGATCTGGGTGAGCCAGTCGGAACCGACATCGACGCCCGGCACATCGATGCCGAGGCCCTTCTCGACGACCACGACGAAAATGAGCACGGCGGCGATGATGTAGGTGCGGTAGCCCGCACCGAACTGAAGAACGGCGTTCATAGGAGTCTCCTTGGTTGGGTTGGATCAGGCCTCGTTGACGGAGAGGCCGGCCGCTCGTGAGTCGAGAGGGATCGGGCGGACGTTCGCGGGCTGAGCGCGATAGGCCGGGCGGCGCACCGCCACGAGCCGGTTGCGCGACAGCCGGGTGATCGAGACGCGATCGGATTGATTGCCGCCGAGAACATGGAAGGCTGAGGCGTCGTGGCCGACATACAGACCGACATGCCCGCCGCCCTTGCGCTTGAAGACGAGCACATCGCCAAGCGCCGCAGCGCCCTTCGGAGCCGCCGTGCCGAACGACGCCCATTCGAGCGCCGAGAGATATAGGCGCGGCGGATTGCGCTCGGGGCGGCGTTCGATGTTGGCGCGGTGGGCGACGATCGCCATGAACAGCCCGCACCACGGGATCGCGTCGTGCCGATAGACGCCGGCATAAACGCGGCCGAGGCTGGCGGCTTCGAGTTCGTCTTGCCAGCCGATGATCTTGGGATTGTCGGCTTCGCCCGGCGCTTCGAGCGTGCCATATTGCTTCAGCGCCTCGGTGATCATGCGCGGGCCGGGCTCGGCTTCGAGCCATCGGTATTGGGCAGGCAGCATTGCGACCTCCTGAAACGACGAAGCCCGCCTGAGGGGCGGGCTTATCGTCGGGTTGCGGTTGGGGTTGAGAGCGGCGGATCAGGCGTGCTTGCGCCCGTCCTCGTTGGCTTCGATCCGGTCGATGCGTTCTCGGAACTCGCCCAGCGTCGCCTTTATCTGCGCGATGTCTGTGCGGGCTTCAGCGACGACCTTGCGGCCGGCGATGTCATTCGAGACATCCATCTTGATGGCCGTGATCTCCTTCGCATTGGCGGCAAGGGTTGCATCGATCAGCGTGAAACGCTGCGACAACCACCACGCGACGCGCACGAGAAAGACGATCAGGATCAAGAGTTCAGCGATGATCCCGCCAGCGACAAGCCAGGTGATCGTCAGAGTTTCCGGCGCGACAGTGACCGCCGCCGCAGCTATTGCAGGCATGGATTCGTCCTTTGCTTTTGGGGTTGGCCATTGGTGGCCCACGGGGCGCGCTGTGTGGCGAATTCGAATGCGGCTATGCCATCCCATGCGGTGGTGTGGCTTTCGCGCCGTGTGCGCGCCTGTGGCGAAGGCTGCGTCAGGGAGCGGTGTAGCCCTGTGCATCGAGATAGATGCTGGCTCCGCTGGTGATGGCAGCAGCGTTGAGTGCCGCATTGGCGCTGGAGCGAAGAGGTGTGGGAAAGTCGATGTCCCACGGCGTTGTCATGTTGGCGGGCAGCCAGATGCGCCAAATCACCGTGGAGCCGTCCTTGACGACAAACTCGGTGGCGACTGCGTTGGTGTTGATCAACTGGATCGAAGTGATGTAGCGCCTGATCCCCGCACCGGCGGCAGCGGCGATCACGACGTCCGCCGTGTTGGCTATCGTGCCGGCTGGCGCATAGCTCCAATCTGCCTCGGGGATTGAAAACGGCTTGTTGACGAGCGCGCCGATCATCGTCGCCATTAGGTGCACGAGATCGCCGGTCGCGGACATCGCTGCCTGGTTGGCGTTGGCAGCACGTGCGCCGATACCGACCGGGTTGCCCGCTGCTGCATCCTGCGCCACACCGCCGGTCACGGTGACTGCCGAGACGGCGTTGGTGACCAGGACCGGTGCGGCGTCCATTTGGTCAACCCGTCCGAAACCACCGATGGACTCGGTGATGAGGCGCGTGAACTCCATCACGCGGATGAAGTGAAACCGGAAGTCGGTGCGAGGCAGAACCGCGCCGCCGCAGTTCGTCGTGCCGATATCGGCTCCACTCGGTGCCGTGCCGATAGGTTCGAGAACGAGCGCGGTCGATGCGACGTCTCGCACGCGATAGGACCCGTCGAGCCCAAGATCGGCGCCGGATACAGCGTCGCGCGCACCATGCAGATTGAGGTACTGGCCGATCTGCAGACCCGACCATGCTGCCGAGCCGGTGACGGTCAGCACATTTGCGCTTCGCGCAATGGACTGAGCGACCTGGCCGATGGGCGCGCCGAAGACGCCGCCATTCACCCGGATGACGACACCGCCATAGGAAGTCGCGGTCGCGGACGCGCCCAGAACGATCGTGATCGTCGTAGCGTTGGGAACGCTGGCGACCGCAGTCGGGGTTGCTAGATTGGTGAAGTTCACCTGATCGCGGATGCCATAGACCGTGACGAAATCGGCAACCGTCAATCCATGTGGTTGGTCGAACGTGATCGTCGCCGTTGCCGAACCAGCCTTGGCCGCCGAGACGATCTTGCCGATGGGGCGCGAAAGAGAACGGTGGTTCTTCGATCGCAGGCGAAGCTTGTAATCCCGGGCCGGATTGGGAACGACCTGCGAGCGTTTGAACATTGCCGAGATTGCGCCCGCACTGTCGATTGGCGAGCCGCTGAACGTCACCTTTTCGAGTTGCGGCATGATCTCGAAGAGGCCCTGCGGCGCGAAGGCATAAGCGCCGGCTGCGTTTACAAGCTGCGTCGCCGCGGTCGAGACCGAGAAGGCTGCCGCGTGATTGCCTGCGATCGTGCCGGAAGGCAGCACATCGCCGCCCTCCGAGCGGACATAGTAGCTCTCGCTCGTCGCCGTCGTGCCCTCGAAGATGAGGCTCGATCCGTTGCGGGCATAGCCCAGCGGATCGGCCTTGATGATCGAACCGCTGGTGAACGGACCGGCCGTTACCGCGGGGATCGTGCCCTGCGGGCCGGCTGTGGCGGTGAAGCTCGTCGGTGTCGGAGTTGTTGCGACCGTCAGGCAGGAATAGTTCAAACGGCTGTCGCTGACGCCGCCGATTGACACCTTCTCGCCGATCTTCAGACCATGCGGCGCAGTAGTCGTGACGGTGAGCGTCGTCGTTGCCTGGGAGATCGAGGCGATGGCGACCGGGATTGCCGGCGTCAAGGGAATGGCGCCCGGCCAGTCATCGGTCGAGACCAGTTCGAAGGCGAATTCCTGACCGTTGATCCGCTGCGAAAGCGAGATGCCGGCGGCAATGCGCACCGGCATGACGAAGCGATCGAGCGTTTCGATGATGGTTTCGGTTGCCTCGGTGAGCGGATCCTTGGAGATCACGAGGTAGCTCGCGCCTGCAACATTGCCGTCGACCTGCACGATGTCGCCAGACGCGATCTGGACGGCATTCCATCTTGCGGTCGTGTCGAATGCCTCGAAGGCGTCACGAAACTTCGTTGGCGCGCCGAGAATGCTGACCATAGGTGCGACCCTGCCGTCTTGATCCTGCAAGGCAGCGCCTCGGACATGGCCCGCAATACCGCCAGGCACGTCTGCGACGCCGCCTGGCGCGCTCGGCCAAAGCAGATCCTTTTTCATGGAATTCTCCTGGATGTTCGGAATTGGGGTCACGGGGTCGGGGCGGTGAAGGCGAGTGCGTAGAGGACGACGCGCACTTTGCCGCCGGTGAAGTTGCCGCCGGCCGCGGTGACGCGGATCGGGGTGTTGGCGTAGAAGGCGGACGGCCCAATCACGCCGATGTTGTTCGAGCCGAGCGCGATGCCGAGCGAACCGCCGAACTGGCTGGTGTTGCCCGCCACACCGACGCCGTAGGAGGTTGCGCCGGTAATCGCCTGCGTGGTTCGCGAGGCGACCGCCAGCACGATCATGCGGTCGGCAATCACGGCGGTCGTGGCATCGACGAAGGCGCCGGTGAGCGTCAGTTCCTGCTCAAGCGCTACAAGCCAGATCGCACCGCCATTGGCGGTGCCGACGATCCGGTCGCGCCAGGCGCCATCGGTCCAGACGACGGTGAGGCGCTCGTCCTCGACATGGACGCGCCAGCCGACGACGGGCACGAAGAACGCCCATGCGCCCTCGCGCCAGAATGCGATCTTGTCGGTCTGGCCTGCCCAGACGCCGGTTGCGCCTGACGGTACGATCCAGCGATCACCATTGGCCGGGCTTCCGGGCGGCGTCGCCAGCGCCCGGCTCTTGACACCGGTTTGTACCAAGGCGTCGAGGCGTAGCAGCGCATCGTTGTGGGCAATCTCCTTCTGCGCCTGTCCTTGCGCGAGCGTGGGCAGGCCGAGGTTCGGCGTCGGCATTGGCGTGTTCCTTCAGATGATGGCGGAGCCCGGCCAGCCGCGCCCGACGGAGGCGGAAAGCTGGTAGACGCGCACCGAGACCGAGCTTTGCGCCGATCCGAAATCCGCAATCTGCTGGGCGGCGGAATAGCTGGCGGTCGGCGTCGTCGCGGCAATGGTGCGGACGACGTTCGCGCCGTTCATCACATCGACCTCGTAGCGCTCACTTTCCTCGTTGAGCGGAACATCGACGCCATCGGCCCAGACACCACCGAAGCGGGTGCGCCGAACCCAAGTGATAGTGAGATCGCCGCCGCCATTGCGCGCGCCCGCGATCTGGACCGGCGACCACGGCATGCGGCCGACGGCCTTCGCGGCGAAGGTCGTCTGCTGCCAGGCGGGATCGGCGATATCGAGCGCTTGCGGTCCCCACCGATAGAAGCGAGCGGCGAGGCGTTCGGCGGGCTTGCCATCGATCTTGGCGACAGCCTCGTTCAGCAGAACCACCGGCGCGCCAAGGGCCAGCGGCGAGCGGATGGCGTGTTCGGTGCCTAGGCGTCCGCGCAACAGCTTGGTCAGCCGATAGGTTTGCGATCCGGTCAGGACCGCATCGGCGAACTGGACAATCTCCCAATCGCCATCGGGCGTGCCGAGCGCCAGACTGTTCGTTCCGCCGCCTAGGATCGTGTCGGGCGTGGCGCTCGCCAGTTCCCCGGCATAGAGCTTCACCTCAAGGACGGAGCCTTCGTCCCAATACTCCGTCGGCCCGGTGGGAAATGGCTGGATGGTTTCACCGATGGTGGCGCGCACGGCGAGCGTCGTGTCGAGCACGAAATCGGACCCGGTGGCGCTGTCCATCACCACGACGCCGCCCCAGGGCGAAGCCGACGCGGCTGCATAGGGCGAGAAGCCATCGTCGGTATCGCGCAGCAGCGGCAGGTCCATCAGCCGCAACACCGCCGCGCCATAGATCGGCGGTGGCGTGAGCGTCGGCGGGGCGATGCCGTTCAGCGGCGGCGCATAGATCGCCGCTTCCGCGCGCACGGCCTCGGCTTCGCGCGCGCCCTTGTCGAGCACGCGTGTCAGCCGGAATGACCGCGCCCTGCCGTTGATGACGAGATCGATCACGTCGCCTGGATCGAGCGCGATGCGCGAAGGTGGCAGGGACAGTTGCGCGGTCTCGCGGGCAACCCAAGCCTCGACCAGCGCGCGATCGGCGATCGATTGCGCCTGAACCTGATCCATCACCAGCGCCAGCCGCAGATCGCTCTTACGCTCGGAATAACCGGCAAGGCGCGTCGCCGAGACCGCACCGGATTTGTATTCGTCCACCGCATCGGTGAAGCCGACCGCCACCTCGTTCGGCAGTTCGGTTTCCTGGCCGCGTGTCAGCGTGATCTCTTCACCGGTTCCTTGGCCCTGATCGGGCACGGCGAGTTCGGGCAAGGTCAGCGTTGCTACCGAGGACCGCCCGCGCGGCACGAAGCGGATCACGCTGTCGGTTTCGACCGCATCAAAGGAATAGGCGGAGGCCAACGCTTCGATCTCGGCGCGCGGGCTCATAGGCCGGTCGCGCAGATATCCGGTGACGACGCCGACCAGCGCCGACACATCGTAAGCCGTGAAGGCCACGCGCCGGCAGCGTTCGGCCACGAGCGCCGCCAGATCGGCGAGGCCGACCTTGCCGTTCAGCCAATGGCCGAGCGGATAGAGATCACCGTCGGACCAGAGATCGGCGCGGCCCGGCCAGGCAGGATAGGGCCGTGCGTCCCATGTCCAGATGCCGAAGGCCTCGATCATCCGGCCGCTATAGACGCCAGAAGCCGGGTTATTGGCGCCTGAAGGCGCCCAATAGCTCAAGACCGCTTCAAGCGCGCGGCGTTGGATCAGATCGTCGCGCGTGCCCTTCGAGAAGTAGGGCAGGAAACTCTCGGACGATTTCGGATCATAGAAGACGTTTGGCTGGTTGGCGCCCTTGTCCGCCGAGGGCACGCCGAGCTCGCAGAACCAGATCGGCTTCATCTGCGCGAGCCACGCCGTCGGCGATCCGGTCTCGACGCCGCCCGGGCGGTCGTAATGCCGGTTCAGCCACCAGTTCCGCAGATCCTTCGAGCGGAACACCCAAGGCTTGCCATAGGCGCCGTCGGTGATGGTAGTGCGGGTCTGATTGTTGCGGGCGGTGTCGCTGGCATAGAACCAGCTGAAGAACTCGCCGCCCTCGATATTCGATTGCAGATAGGCGCGATCATAGATCGAGGGCGCGCCCGCGATGCGGTCGAGATGGCCTGTGCCGTCGCGCCAATCGGCGAGCGGCGCGTACCAGTCGATCCCGACAAAATCGATATTGCTGTCGGCCCAGAGCGGATCGAGATGGAAGAAGACATCGTTCGAGCCGTCGGCGGGCCGATAGCCGTTGTAGTCCGACCAATCGGCGGCGTAGCTCACCTTCACGCCGCCGCCGAGAATGGCCTTCACATCGGCGGCGAGGGTCTTGAGCCGGGCGACGGCCGGGAAGTTCGTGGCGCTGTCGCGTACCGAACAGAGCGCGCGAAACTCCGATCCGATTAGAAAGGCGTCGATGGCTCCGGCATCGATCGCGTTCACTGCCGCGCAGAGCTTGGCGTAGTGGAGAATGAACCGGCGCAGGCCCCATTCGGCTGGGCCGGAATAGCTGGTCGTCACCGCATCGGTGCTGGCGTTGACCGACACCGAGACATGTGATGCGAGGCAGGCGCCGAAGAAGGCCGCAACCTGCGTTCCTGCCGTCGCCGTCTTGTCCACCGTGCCGGATTGGCCAGCGGCGGGGTGGCAGGTGATCCGCCCACGCCAAGGATAGACGGGCTGGCCGGTGCCGCCATAGGGGTTCGGCAGTGCATTGCCGGCGGGCACGTCCATAAACACGAACGGATAGAACACCACAGCATAGCCGCGGGCCTTCAGATCGCGGATTGCGCGCACTACGGTATCGTCCGACGGCGTGCCGCCATAGGCAGGCTTGCCGGAACTGAGCGACATCACGAGCGCGCCGGATCGCGCAAGGCCGTGAACCATCCAAGCGTCAGGCGTCGTCACCTTGTTGGCGACTTCGACCTTCGGGCGGATCGTGCAGGAGCCGCAGCGCAGATCGTCGCCGAACCAGCCCACCACCAGAAACACCGTGTCGACATTCGGCAACGAGGCCTTCAGGTCGTCTAGCGCGACCGACCAGTCGGAGGTCGAGCGCCCGGCGCTGTCGTTCTCGGGCGTGGTCGAGCCGCCGCCGAGATCGCGCTTCTGGACCTTGGTGTCATAGGCACGCTCGCCCGCGCCCGGAATCATGGTCACGGCGCGCACGATGGTCTCAAGGCTGTCGCCGGATGTGGAGGAGACGCGCCGGAACACCTCGAAGGTCAGCTGCGGCAGCCGGTTGCCGAACTTTTCCAGCGCGAGATTGTCGAAGACCACATAGGCGGTGCCGCGATAGGCGGGCGCATTACCGGTGCCTTCGACGCCTTCGATCAGCGGATCGGGCGACTGGCTCGTCGTGCCGCGATAAATCCGCATGGTGATGCCAGCGAGTGAAAGAGGCTTGCCGTCTGCCCAGATGCGGCCGATCCGGTCGATCGGCCCCTCACAGAGCCCGACCGCGAAGTTCGCGAAGTAGGAATAGGTGGTGGACGTGACCGATCCGCCGCCACCGCCGCCGCCCTTGCCGCCGCCGGAGCGCTGCGTGGTCGTGGTCGCTACTTCCTTGAACTTCGTCGCCCAGATGATCTGGCCCGCGATCCGCACCCGGCCGGCGATCTCGGGGATCGCCGCGCCTTCGGTCGAAGCCTGAACCTGCAAGCTGTCGAGGCGCGGCCCTTCCTGCGTCGTGTTGCCCATCGACGGGCCGAACAAGCGGTTGTCGATGAAGCTGCCGACAGCGGTCGCCGCCGCTGCTGCCGCGATCTGGACAAACGCCGATGCGCCCGCCGTCAGCGCGGAGGCTGCGGCGGTGAGAAGCAGAACAGCCATAGCGGATCAGATCTCGGGAAAGCGGAATACGAAGCGCAGGCGGTTGCGCCACCACGGCACGAGCGAGACCTCCGCCACCGGGTGTGACTCGATGGCGTGGATCATGCGATCAGGCGCGACGAGGATCGCGCAATGCTTGGCGGGCGCGTTGTCGTTGATCGCGAAGAGCAGAAGATCGCCCGGTTCGAAGGCATCGAGCGCCAGCGGGATCATGTGACGGCTTGCGGCATCGGCCAGCGTTTCCTCGCGCAGAGTCTCGGCCCAATCGCGCGAATAGGCGGGCGGGTGTTCGGGATCGGCGCCATAGACCGCGCGCCAAACGCCGCGCACTAGGCCGAGGCAATCGCAGCCGATCCCCTTGAGCGCCGCCTGATGGTGATAGGGCGTGCCGATCCATGAGCGCGCCTCGGCGATGATCTTGTCGCGGATTGTCATGTGATCTTGCTGCCGTCGTTCCCGGCGCCCTGGTTCGGATAGGACATCGCGAAGTCGGTGCCCGGCATGTGCGGGAAGCCGCCGAAGTTGACCGTGTTGGCGAAGCGATCCCGGCAGGTGGCGAAAGTTCGGTCGCAGCCCGCCGTGGCGCTGAACGTGTCGCCGACCACCACCGGCGCGCCCATCGGCAGGGCAATGGCGATCCGCGAAACGCCAGCGCTGGAGGAATGCGCCTTGATCTCGACCGCGAGGCCGTTGTTCACGCCGGAGGTCCAGACCAGGTTGCCGCGCGTGAGCACGCCTGACGCGACGCCGGAAAGACCGGATGCCAGGAATTCGAAGCTATCCAGAACCTGCGTCACGGCACCCGTGCCGTTGCGCCCGGCGGCGTTGAGATCGATCCCGCAGCGGGCGTCGCCCAAATCCCAGGAGCAGGAACGCTGGAAGATGCGGCCTGCCGGCTGATCAAGCCTGGCGGCAAGGCCGCGCAATTCGGCGGAGAAGGCGAGCTTGCCGCGCGCGACCTGCCCAAGATTACCGGCGCGCAGTACCACGCGCTGGGCCACGTCCGCCCAGTTGACCAGATAAATCGTGACGGCGGCATCGTCGTAGCGACCGCCATGCAGATCGTCCTCCGTCAGGGCGTCAGACGACAGCGCGCCCTGCACATCGAGGTTCGAGACGGCGAGCCCGAGCTGGCCCTCAATCGCGGTCGCGGTGAAACCCGATGCGGCCTTGTAGGTGACGGCATCGAAGACGAGATCACGGTCGAAATCGGTAAAGCCCATCACCACACCGTCGCGGCGATCCACCCGCCAGCAACGGCACAACGTCGTGAGCCCACCCGCAACGTGGGTTGCGAGCGCGGGAGGGAGAGTTTTCATTCGAGGACTTCCACGAGGTCGATGTTGTTGACGATCTGCAAGTCCCAGGCGTTCGCCTGAACCGGCAGGCTGTCGGTGTCGAAGCGGACGGGAACATCGAACTGGAACGAGGTGGTTGGTGCTGATCCCGGCGCGGAGGCGAAGGTGATCCGGCCCGTCAGCGTATCGATTGCGGCGGGCGTAACTGGGCTTCCGGCAATCTTGACAGTAACCGATCCGGCAACCGGCTTGGTGATCGTGCGGACGTGCTCATAGCCTGAGCGGTTGTAGCGTTTGACGATTTGCCAAACCGTCGGCGTGATCTGCACCATCGCCTGATCGGCGGCGTCGAAATCGTTCCAGTCCTTGAAGCGGAACGAATAGGCCCGGCCTTTCACGACATGGAAATGCGCGATCACCGCCGCCATGTCGGCGCGGCTGCGGATGCCGGTCGAGATGTTCCAGCGGCCCCGGGCCTGCGACCAGTTGACGTTGCGCTGCTCGGCGCCCGAGGCGAGCGTGACGATCTGGGTCGAAAAGCCCGGCCCGCCCGTCGCGCCGCGCCCGACCGAGCCGGGGAAGGCGATATCGAGAAACGGCTGCGGCATCACATTCCCCTCATGCCGGAGCGAACGGCGCGGGCGAGCCCTGCCGCAATCTGGGTGCGGCTGGCGTCAAAGGCGGTCGGGTTCGGCGTCTGGATCGTCACATTGACAACCGCGCCGCTGGAACGGGGATCGCCGCGCTCATATGCGCGCGCTTCCTTCCGGTTCAGCACGCGCTCGCCGCGTTGCAGGATCGCCGGCACCTCGTCGGGCTTGAGATAGGCGCCGTCATGGAAACGCGGCGCCGCGACGAAGACGCCTGCCGGAACCATGCGGCCGACGCCGCCCGCGCCGACCAGCCCACCATCATGGAACAGCCGCGAAAGGATGCTTCCGAGGATGCCGCTGCCTTGCCCGAAGGTCGGCAGGTTCGAGCCAAAGAGCAGGTTCTTCAGCGGATTGAGGAGCGCGAGCTTGATCATCTCGCGATTCAGATCCTGAAGCGCGAGGCGTCCCGCATCGGCCCATGATTTCCAGTCGAGTTTGCCTTGCGCCAGCACGTCGGCGAAGCGATCCAGCGCGGACCCGACGGCGGACTCAATGGCGCGATAGGCAGCGTCCTGCCGCTGAAGCTCCTGCGTCAGGCGTTCGATCTTGCCGGCATTTTCGACGATGGCGCGGCCTTCTTCGCTCGCAAGATCGATCCCGCGCGAGCGCAAGCCCTGCTCGGCGCGCAGCTGGGTGATGATGACGGAACGCTCGGAGGCGCTTTGGCCGATCAGCCCGATCTGCCGTTGCAGAAGGGTGATCTCGTCTTTCTGATCTTCCAGCGCCTGGCGACCGGCAAGCTGGCGATTGAGTTCGTCGATCCGCCGGGCATTACCGATAGCGGATTGCCCTTCCGGGCTTGCCGCATCGATCCCGCGCTGGCGCAATTGCTGGATGGCGCGAAGGGTTGCCAGTTCCTCGGAGCGCTTGGCGACGGATGCGCCGACAAGGGCGACCTGCCGTTCCAGCAGTGTGATCTCGTCGCGCTGATCGCGAAGCTGTTCCTGGCCGCGCAGCGTCCGGTTCAGGCCTTCGATCTGGCGGGCAGACTCGATATAGGCGCGGGCCTCCTCGCTCGCGAGATCGACGCCGCGGCGGCGAAGCTCCTGTTCGGCGCGCATCACGGCTAGCGCATCGCCGCGCGCCGCGACGGTCGCATTGATCAGCGCCACCTGCCGCGTGAGAAGTTCGATCTCGCGGCGGCGATCCTCGTTTGCGGATAGGGTCTGCGCGCGTTCCTGTTCGACAAAGAGCCGACCATAGGCTTCGCGCATCCGCTCGATGATGCGGGTGAGGGTTTCCTTCGCTTCGCCCTCGGCCAGCGCTTGCGCCGTCAGGAGCGGGCGAAGCGCCTGCTCAACCTGCATCACCTGCTGGGCTTTGGCCGAAGCTAGTGATCCAGTGGCGACCGCATCGTTGACGCGCTTCTGGGCGGACGCTTCCGCCGTCAGATCGGCAACCTGCTTTCCCGCTTGCGCGGCTTGTTCGGCGATGCGTTCGCGCAGCGCCTGGCGCGCACGGGCTTCGGCATCGATGCCTTCGCGCGCCTGATCGATCAGGCCGGTCTTGCGGGCTTCCGCGCGCTCAGCCGCCGAGGCGCTTTCGAGATAGGCGTTCGCCAGCGCCAGCGTCGAACGGATCGACACCTCCGTGACAGAGGATTGCGTGACGACGGCCTGCGTCGCCGCATCGACCGCCGGTCGAAAGCGCGCCAGTTCAGCCGTCACGCGCCGATAGGCGGCTTCGACTTCGGCGACATCGGCAAGCTTGGACCGCGATAAGGGATCATCGAGCGCCGCGCGCAAGGTCGCCTGCTCGCGGCGCAGGCGTTCCAGATCGCGCGCGCCGGGGATGATATCGCGGGCGGTTTCACCCGCGCGCACCGACAATTCGTTCGCGCGGGCTTCTGCCGCGAGCCGAGCGGCGCGCTGCTGCTGATCGGCAAGCTGGGCTTCGATCTCGGCGATCCGCCGCTCGACCTGCGGCAGCATTAGCGGCACGACATTGCCGCGGATATTCTCGCGCAGCCGATCCCGTTGCCATTTCAGGAGATCGAGTTCTTCGGACGGATTGCGGCCATCGACGGCGCGATCCACCGCCTTGCCGATGGCGTCAAAAGCGTTCGAGGCCTGGCGGGCCACATAGTTCCAAGCGCGCCCGAAGGCGTTGGTCGCCTGTTCGGCATCGGCAAGCGCCGGGACGAGCGCGTTCAAGAGAACCCGCTGCGCCTCGGTGCGATTGTTCTGGTCAACCAGCGTGCGGATATACTGCCGAGTCCGGTCGTCGAGAAAGGCGAGGCGAGAATTCAGCTCATCCGCGCCGCGCACCGGATCGGCCAGGGCGGTGGCGAGCTGCTCGGCTCCGGCCTTGGTTTCGACGCCCATCGTGACGGCGAAATTGCGGGCGATGCCGATGGCGCGGCCCATTTCTTCCGCGCCGATCTTGCCGGTGCGCAAGAAGGCGACTTCCATCTCACGCGCGGCCGTGACCGAGACCTTGCCTGTCACGCTCGATGCCTGGGCAACCCGCTCAAGCTCGGCGGCAGTCGCGCCCGAAGCGCGCCCAGCGCCCATAAGCGCGGTGGTGACAGCGCGCGTTGACGCATCATTCGCCACCCAGGCGGCGGTGAGGCCGACGACCGCCGCCGCAACCCCGATCGCGATCCCGCCGACAACGCCGAGCGCCGAGCCGAAAGCGGCGAGCGTTCCGCGCAAGCCACCGAAGGCTTGCGTCACCTGACCGCCCTGCTGCATGAGGATGGTCATCGGCGACATGCCGGTGGACATCGACGCCACCACGTCGTTGAACGTGTATTGCAGCGTCAGAAGCTGGTTGCGGGTGAGGCCGGTTGCGCCGCCCACACCCTTGATCGCCTGCGATGTCTGGTCGAAGCGCTGCTTCGCCAGCGCCTGCGCGGCGGTGTGTTCAGCCGAGGTGATTGCGCCACGCTTGGCGAGCGTGGCGTATTCGGCGAGTTCCTGGTTCAGACGGGCCTGTGCCGCGCCGAGAGGGTCGATCGCGGCGCGCAGCGCATTCGCCCGTGCCGCGAAGCTTTCCGCCTCCCGCGCCGCTTCCTCGAAGACACCGGCGGAGTCGCGGGCGGATTTCGGGATCGGGCGGTCAACGTTCAGAACGGTGTTGAACCGCTTCTGCGACGCGTCGGCTTCGCCAGCCATCCGCGCCGCTTCCGCCAGGCGCTTCAGTCGCGCGACCTCGCGGTCGGTTGCGGCGCCGGAACGGTCCATCGCCTTTTCGACAGAGCCGAAGGCCGCTTGCCCGGATTGCCCGACTTCCTCGAAGGCGCGCTTGATCTCCGCCTTCCCCTCAACGCCGAGGCGGATGGAGACATTCGTGGCGCTCATGATGGATCAGCGTTCCGGCGATAGGCGTTGACGACGATGGGTTCGATCTCGGGCAGGACATCGACAAGAAGCGGGTTGAGCGCGCCCATGGCTTGGGCGAGCATCAGGATCGCCCCGAAGTCGAGCGCATAGACGCCGCCCATCACCGCCCGAACTTGGCCAGCCGAGCGGCGGATCACTGCCCACGCCAGCATTCCCTCGGAAGTCTCGGGTTCGTGCTCATCATAGGGACAGCCCGCACAGCGCAGCGGACAGGCGGCGCAATAGCTTTCGCCGCCGTCGAAGTGCCATTCGGCGAGGGCGATCAGACGTTTTTTTCGTCGAGCCTCGTCAGTGCCGGGCCGACATAGAGGCGGTCGATGGCGTCGAAGGCAGGCCAGAGTTCGAGCAACTGCTCGATCGCCTCCTTGTCGGGATCAACCGGCTTGCCCTTGGCGTCGCCGATCCCCTCCCAGGCCACAATGCCGGTCTGGGCGAGCGCGCGGGTGAAGGCCGCGCCCGCCTCGATCGTGGCCTGTTCGCCGCCAGCCTTCAGCGCTTCGCCCGCAGCGCCGCGCGCGATCAGCATTGCGGCGACAGAAACTGGCCGAAACTGGATGCGCACGCCGGGCAGCACATCGAGCCAGAAGGGTTCGGCGGACACGGGTTCGAGCTTGAGCATGGTGGCTCCTTCAGGTTTGGCGGGTTTCGAGGAAGGAAAGATCAGTAGGAGGCCACGTCGTTGGTCAGAACGACGGTGCAGGTCTTGGTGAGAACCGGATCGAGTGCTGCCTGCCAGGCGAAGGGCATCTGAATGCCGCCCGGCCCCTGGATTTGCCGGTTGCCGCGCGGCAGGAACACGCGATGTGCGGTGAAGAGCAGTGAGCGGCTGGCGTCGATGGTCCAGCCGAAGGCGATCTCGCACGGCGTGCGGGCGGTCGCCTGATCGAGCAGGCTCGTATCCTGAAACCGCGCATTGAGATTGCCAGAGCATTTGACGATGCCGGGATCGATATCGGCGATGCGCCCGTCGGATCGGATGACCTCGATCTTTTCGAGGTTGTTCGAATACATCAGTTCCGCCGAGACGATGTTGCCGAGCACCGCGCCGTTGCGGGTGATCGATCCCTGAAACTGGCTGAACCGCTCGACATCGAGAACGGTCGGCGTGCCTGCCGCCGTCGCGGTGGCTGTCGCCTCACCCTGGGCGATCACGTTGACAGTCGCGGACAGAAGCCCGGAACGCTGCGCCTGGACGGACAGGCTGTTCGCCCGCGCGCCGTAGTTCATGCCGAAGAACGGCACGTCGGGAAGCCCGACCTCGATCGACATCGACGGCAGGGTCTGCGTGCCAGAGACGAAGGTGTGGCCGTTGGCGCCGCCGGTGAGCGTTGCGCCCGAGACCGTACCGTTTGAGGCGGGAGTCGTGGAAGCCGCCAGCGTGAACGTGTTGCCGGTGGGGCCGAGCACCGTGCGGGTGATCACCAGCGTGTTGCCGCCGGTCTGGGTATAGGTAGCCTGCTGGACGGCCGGCACGACGCTCGCGCTGAGCACGGTCACGATGTTGGTGAGCGTCGCCGCGAGGTTCGCGCCGATGTTGAACTGGTTGCCGGTCGCGCCCGAAGCCACGGCGGTGAAGGCCGTGCCGTTGATGGTGATCGTCGCGTTCACGGTGGGCTGGGCAGAAAACAGGATCGAGCCCTTTGCGGCGACCGTCGCAACCGTGGTCGGATTGCCGAAAAGACCCTTCAGCCAGAACCCGATGTTGCGGTGATCCATCGGAACGACGATGTCGCTCTCGTTCGACACCACGTCATAGGCGGGCGTCAGCGGATCGCGGCCATAGCCGAGGAGATCGCTTTCGATCAGGGATTGCTCTTCGCCGAGGTTGGCCGAGACGAAGGGCAGCTTGCGAAAGCCCGTGCCGGGCGTGACGCCATAGGTGGATTCAAACACCGCAGCCATGACGGCGTTGGCGCCGCGTGCGCGTGCCATGGGAATACTCCTGTCGTTGTTGGTTCAGTTGCAAAGGCCCAAGCGAAGTCGAAGGGCCGTCATTCAGTTCAAAGGATCGGTCGTCGCGTAGACGGCAAGGATCGCGAGATCGGCGAAGCGTCCGGGCAAGGCGCCGAGCGCTTCGATATCGTCCGTCAACGGCGCTTCGGCTTCGGTCCAGTCGCAAAGCCCGCCGAGCGTCCGGTTCGCCATGACCGCCGCGCCGATCGCGCCGATCATGGCGTCCACCACCTGCTCGCGGGTGAGCGTCGCGCTTTCGTAAGCGGCGATCTCAAGCGGGATACGGTGCGAATAGAGGTAGGTCAGCGGCGAGAGGCTGACCTCCGGTTCGCCCGGATCGCCGTCGCGGATCACGACCATCCCGCCGGGCGGAATGCGTTCGGCTTTGGCCAGATTGCGCTTCACTTCCGCGCCCGGCAGGGCAGCGGCGACAAGCGCCTTCACTGCCGCAAGGACAGTTTCGCGTTTCGAAGCCATGGATGACGAGCCTTCAGGATTGCGGCCAGTGCCGCGCGATCAGCGAGGGCACGCGCGCGGCTTGCCGCTTGGCAGCGCTCTCGACATCGAGCCGCTTCTTCAGCGCGACCTGCGGAACTAAAATGAACACGATGACGCTGGCCTGTCCGGTCTTGCGGCGATTGCGGGCGGCAAGCCCGCGCGTGTTTATCCGGGCATCATCCGCGACCAGCAGCGAAGGACGGCCGCGGCGATAGACGAACCGAAGCTTCAGGCCGGTTCGCCTTTGCCAGCCTTCCGGCGTGATCTTTTCGCGCGATCCAACGGCACTCCGTCCGCTCTTGCCGGCGGCGGCGGTCGGGATCGCCAGGAACAGGCCGCGCGCCGAGCGGATCACCACGCCCCGGTCAAAGGCATCGACAATCTTCGGCGCGCGCGACCAGACATAGGCAGCGGCTTCGACGCTCTCGCCGACCTCGGGGAAGGTCTTTCCCCGCCATGTCCGAGACAGCCGTTCACCGAGCCCGGCCGCGACCACATCCTCGCGGAGATCCTGCTTCAGGCCGTCGGCGGCATCGCGCATCCCCCACGTGACAGCGCGTTCGATATCCTTCTCGGTTTCAGCAAGGGCTTTGCTGAGATCGGGACGCTGGATGGTGAAGCGCATTTCCGAGCTTCTCGACTGTCGTAGGCGCCAGTTTGCCCTAGATCGATTGTTGAGTTCGTTTGAGCTCGTCAGTCACATCGATCACTCCCGGCAATGACCACACAGAGTCACGCAGCATGAAGCGATGAGCGTTGACGTGTTTTGTGAAGGTCGACTTCTCGATAACGACTGCGATCGGAATAAGAGCTGCCCGCGACACCGAAAATCCTTCATCAAGCAAAACGGCCGCCAGGATATCAAAGGGGTCGTTCAACAAGTTTCGAAGGGCGGACATCTGGCGCGACGGATTCTTCGCGGTCACGCGACGGCACTTGATCTGGAACCTGGTGCCACGTTCGTCCACGGCGTCGTACCCGGCCGAGGAATTGTTTTCAAGGTTCCAGCCAAATGAACGTGAAAACAGGATCTCCGCATAGTCACCAGACGGTCCGTTAGAACTTCGGATTATTTCACGCAACCTCAGCTCGTCGAGAACTCCTGCATGCAGCTTCAGCAATTCACTCACGGAAAGTGTTTTCAATTTTTCCATTGCATCACTGCCCGCAAGTAAAATGCCATGGCATCAATGCAGTGATGCTTATAGCAGGTCGCGATTGTCCGCTACTCAACATGGACTGCAACATCATATCCCAATGATCTGAGCGCTTTCGAAGTTCGCCCGTTCCGAGGTGGGAACTTATCGGGAAGCGCCCAACCGACAATCTCGCCAAGGGCGCTGATCCCAAGCCCCTCGATCTTCCAATTCGGATCACTGACCGACCGCCACAGCCGCTCTGGCAACTGCTCATCTGAACCGCCATAGAGAATTGCGCGTAGGGTTGCGTCGATCTTTTTGCCGTCGGCCGAACTCGCGTTCCAAATCCGATGAGCAAGCGCCGAGACCTTTTGCGGTATTGTATAACGAGTCCCGTTCTCAGGAAGATCAACTGCGCGATTAGGTACCCGTCGCGCATAGTCCTTGATCGAGTGGACGCCCATGCAGATTTCTCGGAATATATCTTCGCTCAAATTTGAGAGCGATTCTTCGGACAATGATTGCCGGAGGAATGGAGCGGTCGTGTTGAGCATTTCATCTTCGTGCGTCGGTGCCTTCGGAAGGCTTCGCCACCAGGCGATTGCTTCGCTTACCGCAGCGTCGCGCCGCGACTTGTTGGCCTCGTAGAACTCGGCGTATTGAGCACGTCGACCGTCGAACGTTCTTTGGTAGTAGTGGGCATGCAGAAACTGATCTGCTTGAGCGCCAGCGGGTGCCGATTCGCTGATCCATTTTGGACGATTTTCAGCCAATCGGACGCGCTCTCCTATGTCCCGTAGTTCTTGAAGGGTCGAGTGCCATTCCTCCAGAAATGTCTGTCGCCGTTTATCGAGAGCCTTCTTCGGTGCGGTCTGGATCAAGCCCGACCACTTCTTGAAGCTCGGACTGCTCCAAAAGTCTTTCGGGTCAGGGGCGGATTTTGTGAGCGCAGCAGCTCGCTTTTGCATCTCCTTAAGAAGCTCCTCTGTCAGAGGAGTTGAATTGGCCTCCAGCGTCGCGAACATCTCTTGCACGTCGCCAGCAATTTCATCCGTAATTTCCTCCTCGGGAAAAAAGCAGCCTGCTTCGACATTACTATACCACGCGGGTCCAGATAGGTTGGCGGAGCCGATGTACATGCCAACACCGCGCCACCAAATCACCTTGGCGTGGTGGTGTTGCACCAATCTGCAGACGAAATTTGGAGACTTCTTGCTCAAAAAACTCTGCAATATTGGCACACTAACGGCAACGGCGTCATCAAGTCGGCCATAGTACCGAAGTCGAATTTTGTGATCCCAGCACCAATCAAAAAGTAGCGCGGCATCAGATGCATATGCGACAGCGGCAATGACCTCTTCTGTATTCGAGGCAGCATTGACGGTGATGTTTCGCAAATAGTGACCGTTGATTCCGCCTAACACCAATCGCATCAAAGTTCATCCCGAAGAGTCGGCCAAATCAAATCCGGGATGAGCATATCGTTGGAAACGCAGAATTTCTACATTGCAGGGTTCCTGGACTTGTCGGAAGTCGGGCGACAGGGAGCGCCTAGAGTTTGACCGCCTCACAAGCTGTAACGAGTCCGAGCGCATCGCCCATCGGTTCGCCGATGATCTTGAACGTCTCGGCCCCGATCATGATCAGATCACCCTCGGTGATTGTCGCGGACTGAGAGCGCCGAATATCGATGCCGACGGTCGGCAACACGGCGCGGCTCTCCCCGAATTCCGCCATACGGTCGGGCGACTTCCGAATGATACGGACAGCGAGGCCAGCGCCGACGCCGCCCGCCTTCCACAGCGCATCTTCGCCGATATTGGGATCGGCGAAGAGCGCATCGATGGCCGAAGCGAAGGCGGACATCGTTATGCCGTTCCGTTGAGGCGCACCCGACCGATCGTCTCACCAGCGCCATTGCCGACGGCTTCAACCGCAGCGCCGATCAGCGTATTGGTTCCGACCGTCTTGGTGGCCTCCTTGTTTGTGTTGTCCCAATAGATCTTGTCGCCGACGCTCCAAGCCTGCGACGCGGTCTTCTTCAGATCGAACACACCGACGAGGCAGGCTTCCACCTGCTCGGCAAGGATTGCGGAAGCCGTCGCGATCCCGAAAATCGCGCCGACGAGAAGTCCGTCGCCAGAGGCAACAGCATAGGGAGCGGCGAGCGTGATCGTTCGCCCAGGCTGGACGTAATTCTTCATGGAACTGACTCCGAGATGTTGGTGAATTTACTGGCGGGTTCGAAGATCAAGCGCCGGGGTTGCGGAACAGACCGCGCCAATCGATCGCCTTCGCGCCGAAATCGAGGCGGCATTTGATCTCGACACCGTCGACGTCGAAGCCATTGCGGGTCTCAATGTAGGCTCCCTGTTGGCCTTCGAGATAGGCGAACTCGATCGTGTCGATCTGCGCCGGATTGGCGGCGAGGTACCAGGCCGTCGCGCTCGCCACATCGAGGCGCGGCTCGGCGATGGGCGTCAGCGTGCGGATCGATTGCGGCACCACATCCCCGGTTTTCGCGGGAACGAGGTTTTGCGCAATGATCTGTTCGGCAGCGAGTTCGAGTGCGGCGGGCACCAGCAGATAGACGGGGCGCACGTTGAGAACCGTCTTCTTGTCGAGCCCGGTCTGCTTGGCCATGGCGGTGCGCCCGTCGCCGATGGCCGTCACGCTGGGCACGCCGGCGGGAGACGCGAGGTTCTTGTGGGTGGCATGGAATAGCGGCACGCCGTCCGCCATGTTTGCGTTGGCGGTGACGATGCCCCAGACGACGTCGCTTTCGAGTGTAGCGATGGCCGTTCCATACATGGCCGGGATGCGGGTGAAAGCATCGAGATCGTCATTGATCAGCACCTGGCGGGTGATGCCCACCACACGCCCATAGGTCTCGATGCGGTAGCTTTCCTTCGATTCGGCGATCGTGCCGCGCTTGAATTCGCCACCTTCGCCGACCTTGAGAAGCTGGGGAGCTTCGCCGATCTGCACCCGCTGCATCGCCTTGAAGTCGGTGGCGAGCACCTGACGGCAGAAGGGGATGAACGTTCGCGGATAGGCCTCGTAGGCCTGTCGCAGCGTCTTGTTGGTGACGGCCGAGAGGACTTCGGGGAAATCCGATGTCGAATGCAGAGCGCGGGTCGCGATCTCGTCGCGCGACATGCCCCGGACATTGACGCCCGCACTGCCCAGAAACTCACGGGCGTGTTCGAGCAGCGTCATGCCGCGATATTCCCGCGCCGGTTCGCTCAGCGGGAAGAGCGTGGGCGAATATCGGTGCAGCAGGGCGTTCGACACGGCGTCGCGACGGGTGACGCGTTCATCGCGACCGCCGAGCGGAACGCTGACCTGGGGCGACACCCGCGTCTTCTCGGCATCGGTGGCGACCTTGTCGAGGATCTCGCTGCGCGCTGCATCGAGTGTGACGCCGCGCTTGACGAGATCGTCGGCGAAGCTGCGCTCGAGGTGCAGGCGGCCTGCAAGATCGTAGATGGTTCCGACACGCTCGCGTTCGGAATCGCGCGCGCGGGCCGCAATCGTCTCCGCATCGATCACAGGTGTGTTCGATGCCCGATCCTGTGGAGTGCCGGCAGCCTGACGGGTCTGCGTTTCTTCGGTTTCGGTAACAGCGTCGTCCATGGCTGCTTTCTCCTGAGTTGGGGCGTCGGCACGGTGGACGACGCAGGGGTGAAGGGGTTCGTCGGCGCGGAAGCCCGCTGCCGGATCAGCACCGATGGGCACTGCGGAAATCTCGAAGGGCGTCCAATCGACCGCGCGCCACAGCTCGGGCGCGCCTGCCTGTTTCGTCACCTCGAAGCGATGGACCTGGTAGCCGATCGAGACCGCGCGGATATGCCCAGCCTCGACGTCCTTCCAGAGCGGTTCGACTTCGGCCCGGTCTGAGAAGCGAACACGGGCGATGCCGCGTCCATTCTCGATGCGGGCACTGCCTGGCACGACCGAACCGATGATGCTGTCGAGCACGGAGGCATCGTGAACCTTCAAGAGCGGCGCGCCCGCGTTGAGGCGATCGAGACGGACGGCGCGCGGATCCATCGCCAGTTCCTCGTCGAAGGGATCGCCGAAGAACGGATGACGGCGCACGCGGGCGCCTGTGGACCAGACCACGTCGATGGTGCGCTCGGCCGCATCGATCGACGCAGGCAACAGGTCCGCCGCCCGCGTCAGCGGTGGCAGGTCGATGTTTCGGGTCATGGGGCAAAAGCTCAGATGTCAGGACTGTAGGGTTGGCCGTTGGCGTCGGCCTGCATCACGCCGGTTTTCGTCACGCGCCGCGGATCGCTGTCGAGAATGAGCCCGAGGGCGTCGATCTTGGCGTTCATGGCGGCGATCTCCGCGAGCACGGCGTCGGGGTTGTGACCCTGGCGGGCGATGGCCTGTGCCAGCGACATGGTGCCCGAGCGCAACGCCAAGAGATCGGCCATCGCGTCCTTCAGCGGGTCCACGGCTTCGAAGCGTGGCGGAGACCATTCGACCGCAATGTCCGGCCGCGGCAGTTTCCCGGCAGCCCATGCGGACTGGCAGAACCAGACCCACATGGGCTGGCAGAGAACCGGGATGACGATCTGCCACTGGACGGCGTCGATCAGCCGGCGAAACTCCACGAGCCCCGCCCGGATCGATGAATAGTTCACCTGACTGAGATCGCCGGTCAGCAGCTCGTAGGGCATGCGGAAGCCCGCCGCCACGATGTGAAGCTGCGCGCGGAGCCACTCGCCGACACCCGCTGTCGTGGCGGGCTGATTGAAGCGGATGTCCTTGCCGCCGCGCGCATAGGCGATCAGCCCGGGCTCGAACTGTTCGACGCGGTTGCCGTCGGCGTCGACTACTGAGGGGGCGATGCCTTGGTCGGCTTCATCGGCGCCAAGCACGATGCCGACGACACAGGCTTCCGTCTTCTTGCGGACCAATTCGGCTTGCGTCCAATCGTCGAGATCGCGCAGCGCGCGCATCACCGGCGTGCCCCACGGGACGCCGCGCACCTGCGTGCGCTGTTTCTCGTAGAGATGCAGCACCTCGCTGGCCGGGATGGCGAGGCTCTCCAGACGTCGGCGCATGGTGACAACAGCGTCGCCCGGATGCTGCGCATGGAGCCAATAGGCGCGGCGTCGACCCAATGGATCGAATTCGATGCCCTGAAGCAGCCGACCGCCATCGGCGAGATCGCCGGTTCGGGTGTTGTCCAGGAGATCGGCTTCGATGATCTGGATCTGGAGCGGAACGGCCAGACCATCGCTCAGACGTCGCGGGCGGCGGCGGATCAGCACCTCGCCAGCCTCGATCATCTCCCGCACCGCCAGGGTCTGCAGCCCGAAGATGTCGAGCTGTCCATCGGCGTCGCAGGCGGCGGACCATTCCGTCCAGAGCCGATCCACCGTCTCGTCGAGCCTGGCGTCACTCGTCGCAGCGCGCGGAATGATGCCGCTGCCGACGATGTTGTTGACCAGTACGGACACAGCTTTCGCCGCGTGCGGGTTGTTGCGGGTGAGATCGCGCATGCGGTCTCGCAACAAGCCGCTGGCGGCGGCGATCTCGGCATCAGCCGATGTTCCTGCCGCCTTCCAGCCGTCTGTGCGCCGCCCCTTTGCCGCGCCGTCATACCCACGGGTCTTGGCGCTAAGCGCCTCGAAGCTGCGCCGAGCGAGCGCCCGCCTCACACCAGCCTCGGGTGCGGCCCACGCAACCATCCGGTCGAGGAAGGTGACCTGGCTCACCGGTCGCCTCGTCCGAACCCGGCATAGCCCGCGATCTGACGCGACACGCCGGACGATGCCGTGATCTCGGTCTCGATGGTACGGATCCGCTTCAAGAGGTCGTCCGCCGATCCATATTCAACGGTCTTGCCGTCATAGCTGACCCTAAGCGTGCCGCTGGCATAGGCGCGCTTCAGCGCATCGAGTTCGTCGGTCGTCCAGGCCATGACATATCCTCAGAACCACTTCCCGCGCGGGCCGAGCCAATCGCTCTGCCGCTTGGTGGATGGCGGGTTTGGACGGGCGAGACGCCCGGCTTCGATGTTCGAGTGCGTGTCGTCAGAGTCCGCAGGCTGGGGGCCGACCTGATCTTCGAGATCGCGCCACTTGTCCTCGGACCAGCGATCGGCTCCGGCGATCCAGACGGCAGCGCGGGCGTAGACCCGGCAGTCCAGCGCCTCATTGCGTTCGCGAACCTTCTGCCATTCGAGCTTCTGGAAGCCGCGCTTGGTCGTGACGGTCACGAGATGCTCGGCGACGAGTTGCTTCACCCATTCGGCATCGACGCCCTGTGGAAGGTGCACAAGTCCGGCCGGGCCCTGCGCTCCATCCGCCGCGTCCTCGTCGGTGGGCTTTGAAAGCCGCAGAAAGCGATAGGTCTCGGCCTTGAAGGTCGCGACGGCGATCGTCCAGAGCCGTGCGCCGCGGCGGATCTTCCGGCCACCTTCCGTCGCATCGACAAAGGACGGGCCAGTCACCGGCGCTGCGCGATTGAAGCCTTCGACGCCCTTGATGGGAATGACCTGCGCAAATCCCTGCTGGCGCGCCCATGCATAGACGGCTGGCGCTTCGAACCCTGTGTCGATCGCGAGTTTCGACAGGCTCAAGCGAACGCCATGGGCGTGCGGCCATGTCTGGCCGAGGAGATCCGTCAAAGCGTCCCAAGCCTCGGCGCTGTCCGGGCCGCCGGGAATGACGATGTGGTCGACGAGCCAGCTCGCGAACCCACGACCCCAGGCCCAGATCGAGACTTCGATGCGATCCTTCTGGATGTCGGCGCCCGCCGTGAGAAACAGACCGCCGCTCGGCACCGTGCCGATGCGCCATGGCTCGCGCCGCTCGTAGAGCCGCAGCCAGTCCGGTGCTTCGCCGGTCTCGATCCAGGTTTGGCCGAGGACGCCGTTCTTGAAGCTGCGTTTGGCTTCGTCGCTCGTCTGCGCGGCTTCCCACATCCGGGCGATGTCAGCCCATGAGAGCCAGCCCACCGGCGAATAGAGCCCGGAGAGGTGGTAACCGACGGTTCCCGAATGCGCATCGTCGCGCGTCGGACGCCACTCGCCGGACATCATCAAGGCCGTCTTGTGATGCTCCTCGATCCGGCCCTCACAGGCTTCGCAAGAGTAGTGCGCCGTGTTCGGTTGACCCTTCTCCCAGCGCAGGCGTTCAAAGCGGAGCCACTGGCGATGATCGCAATGCGGGCATGCCACGAAATAGCGCCGCTGGTCGCTCGCCTCGAACTCGCGCTCGATCCGCGAGACGCCATGGATCGTCGGCGTCGATGTCAGGAAGACCTTCGAGCGCCAAGAGAACGTTCGCGTGCGGGCCTCGGCCAAGGCGACCGGATCACCTTCCTCGTCGGCGGACGGCGGATAGGCGTCGACCTCGTCGAGAAACAGATAGCGCGCCGGCATGGAGCGCAGGCCGACCGCACTGTTCGCGCCGGTGATGACCAAAAGCCCTGCCGGGAACTCCTTCGACAGAACCGTGTTGCCGGCGTCGCGCGAGCGTTGCGGTTTGACGCGCTCGCGGAGCACCGGGCTTTCCGCGATCAGCGGATCAATACGCTGGCGCGAGAAACGCTTGGCCAATTCCACCGTCGGCTGAACGGCAAGCATGGGTCCCGGCGCGTGATGAATGACATAGCCGATCCAGTTGTTGCCGGCCTCGGTCGCCCCGACCTGCGCCGCCTTCATGAAGACGATGCGGCGACAAGGATGCGAAGGTGAGAGCGCATCCATGATGGCGCGCATGTAGGGCGTGCGGTCGGTTCGATACCGTCCGGGCTCTGCCGACGCTCTCGGGCTCAGGAACCGATGCCGGTCTGCCCATTCCGAGACGTTGAGCGCAGGATCGGGTGTCAGGCCATCGCGCCAGGCTTGGGCAAGCGCATCGACGCCTTCGAAGGCGAACAATTCATCGGAAGTCTGTGGCGACCTCGGCGAGATCGGCGAGGTGCGCTCGGACATGGGTCTCCAGAACCTTCTGCATCGCGTGTGCTTCGAGGCCGAGCTCCGCTGCCATCAGCGCCGCGATCCGCGCAGGCCAGTTTGCCCACGCATCGCGCTCCTCGCGCGCCAGTCGAAAGACGAGAGCTGTCGCCCGCGCCCGATCGATGACTTCGCCCTTCATGCGCTGCAGACGCAGACGCCGTTCCTGAGCCTTCAGCACCTCGTTGGCGGTCTTGGCCTGGAGGAACGTCGTTCCGCCGCCAGCCGGGGACGGCGTGATTCCGCTTTCGCGAAGCGTATCCCCGACAGCGGACAACGCCGTATCGGGAACGGGCTTCAGCTTTGCTCCACCGCCCTCCCCAGGCTGCTTCGAGGGGTCGGTCATCGACGCGCGGCGCGCATCGCTTGCCCGTGCATCGATGGAACCATCGGCATGAAGGACAAGCCGCCCCGACGTCTTCGCCTTCTGGATCGCACCCCGCGACAAGCCGACATGGGACGCGTACTGGCGCTCGCTCATGCCCTGCATGTCTGCTCCAAAAACATAATGGTTTGATGCACTTATTGCCTTGATAAGCGTCCGGGACAGAGCCTGTATGGGGTCACGAACCAAGGAGACCCCGGATGACCAGCCGCACCAAGAACGCCCAGGCCCTCGACGCTTTCATCGCCCGCAAGGTCGAGATCGACGCCATGCTGGCGCGACTTGTCGCCCTGAGCGACGACCATTTCGATGTACATCCGGACGAGGTGCATTGGGGCCATGTCGGGACGCTTGCCCACTACGCCGAACTGCTCAAGCGCATCACCGAAAGCGCCTTCCGCGAAGGCGAACACGCCGAATGATCCAGCCGACCGCCGTGCCAGCCCCGCGCTCGCGGGGTTGGCCTCGTAGAAGCGCCGCGATGGTCGCGCCGCTCTCGAACCGGAGGTTCCGATGACCCAGCTTTCCGACACCCAAGTCATCATCCTGAGCGCTGCTGCACAGCGACCCGAGCGCATCGCCCTGCCACTGCCCGACAGCCTGCGAGGAGGAGCCGCAGCCAAGGTCGTCGGCGCGATGATCGCGAAGGGCTTGCTGCACGAGGTCGAAGTAAACTCACGACGTGGCGAACCGGTCTGGCGCGAAACCGGCGACGGCCACGGCACGACGCTGGTCGCCACCGACGCGGGTCTTGCCGCCATCGGCATCGAGCCGGATGATGCCGACACTGCGCGCCGGAGCGCGACAGAAGTGCCGCCGGAGGATCCCACACCGGACGCTGCTCCCGAGCGCGCATCTTCGACGCGCACGCCACGCGCCGGGACTAAGCAGGCCTCGCTGATCGCCATGCTGCGCGCGCCCGACGGCGCAACCATCGAGGAGATCACCGCAGCCACCGGCTGGCAGGCCCACACGGTGCGCGGCGCGATTGCCGGAGCACTGAAGAAGAAACTCGGGCTTGAAGTCTCGTCCGAGAAGGTTGAGGGGCGCGGAAGGGTTTACCGGCTTCCAGCAGCCTGATCGCATACCGGAGAACTCAGGCCGCCGCCCTAACCGGGCGGCGGTTTCTCAACGCCACGACAACAGTTCGTGGGCGGCCGCCTGCAAGATGTCCTGCATCATGCGCGTCTATTCGTTCGTCATGCCGCCCTGAGATGCTCGTGACGAACATCGAGTGACATGACATGCTGCTCGGAAAGTTTGAGCGTGGTGGTACAGAATGGCCGAAAACAAAGGTGATCGTAGAGCAATCATTGATCGTGACAGCCTGCCTGCAAACTGGCCCACCCATCGCCATGCCCCCGAATTCTGGGAGCAGCTTGGTAGAACTGTCGCGACTTACGGCTTTCTTGAGGAGGTCCTTGGAAAGGCGATATTCGCATTTACTGCAACTCGACGTTTTGGCACGGAAGCAGAGCTTCAAGATGCCTACGCCTTGTGGCTTCCAACCCTTGAAAGAGCTTTGACCGACACATTGAAGCCGCTCGCCGATGCCTATGGACGGGCGGTTCGCGACAACTCTGGGAGCACCACTGAAAACATCGACGAACTCATTTCGGCGATCAAGGACGCATCAGAAATCAGGAATGTGATTTGCCACGGCTCTTGGCGACCGCCCGACCCTGAAGGGCGATCCTTGCCTCTCTTCGTGAACAAACGAAACGAGGTTTTCGATACGCCGTTAGATATTGCATACCTCCACCAAGTTCAAAGCCACATTGCAGAACTTGCAGCCACCGTAGTTGATACGGTAACCCACATGGGATTCCAGTTCCCGGGCGGAGCTGGGCCAGGCAAGCAAATTTGGAATAGTAAGTAATGGGTGCGGTCAGTCCCGTTCATTTCGCAGCCGTTCGAAAATACGCCGAAGCACATAGGACCGGGCAATGCTCACCACGGTGAAGATCACGCCGATCGTCAGGTTCTCGGCCATTGTAGTGTGGAGCCCGAACAGGGGAAAAACGAGCATCTGTGTGATGACCGCAAGCCCGTAGCCTACAGCGACGTTGGCGAGGGACTCGACAAGCGACATGGCGCGCGACTGTTTCATGCCATTGCCTCATCCAGCGGCCAGCAATTCAGCTGCGAGAGTTCTGAGCGCATGCGCCGCAACCAGCGGGACCACGCCGTTGCCACAGAGGCGAAGCCTGTCCACCCGGTGGGCCAGCCCATCAGCGCCTCGACGAACAGCGGGTTCAAGGTCCGGCGCATGTCGGAGGTATCGCGTCCAGCCATCGGCGTCGTCAGGACCTGGCGGCCAAGCAGCCCGTTCACCGGCGTGTTGACCAGACTGGTCGCCCCGTCCTTGTGGTCGCGCGCCGTCGGCGTCATCCACATTCCCGCCGAATGGGTCAGATCGGCCGTCCGGCGGTTGCCCGCGCTCGGCTTGCAGCCGTCGTTCGCCATCGGCGTCGGCCAGTCCCGCGCCATCCGGTCCAGACCCTTCTCGTCGCGCCGCTCGCCACCTCGGCTGCGGAAGCTGTCGGTCTGCGGCGTCGGCCAGAGTGCTGCCGTTGTCGCGAGATTCATCCCGTGCTGGCCCGCTTCCTGCGAAGGCGTTTGCTTCGTCTGCCGGTTCTCGTTGGCGCTGGCCCTCGGCGTCGGCCAGAGCCGCAGCAATTCCGTCCGGTTCCCGCCACTCGACCGGGTCCCGGAGCAGGCGCGCGGGGTTGGCCAGTTCGTCTCCTTCGCGGACTGCGAGGATGAATAGCCGCTCGCGCTTGTGGGGTGCGCCGACTTCCGCCGCCGTGAAGAGGCCTGCCGCAAGGCGGTAGCCCATGCCGACCAGTCCTGTGGCGACTTCGGGGAAGCCGAGGCGGAGATGATGGGCGACATTCTCAAGAAAGACGAAGGGCGGCTCGATCTCGGCGATGATGCGGGCGACATGAGGCCAGAGGTGACGCGGATCGTCCGCGCCCCTGCGCTTGCCCGCGACGGAGAACGGCTGGCACGGATAGCCTGCAGCGACGATGTCCACCGCGCCGCGCCACGGGCGGCCGTCGAAGCTGGCAACATCGTCCCAGACAGGCGCGCGATCCAGGGACGCATCTTCCATCCGCGCCACGATAATGGCTGCGGCGAAGGTTTCCCGTTCGACATGGCCCACAGCACGATATCCGGGTAGTGCGATGGTGAGCCCGAGGTCGAGTCCGCCCGCGCCGGAGCAGAGGGAGAGGCCGAAGAGGCACGCGTCTCCGGCTCCGGAACTATGTCCGGAGGGATGTAGAGCCAGGTCATCCATGTCACGCGGCGGATTTGCGCTTTCGCGCGGGTTCAGGATCGGCGTCGGCTTCGGATGTATCGGGCGGACTGCCAGCTCCGTCGCCCAGCCGTTCAGTTCTCACCTGCAAGAAGGTTCGTCCGTCGCCGTCGAGGGTCGCCTCGCGTCCCGTGTCGGCCTGCCAGCGCTCGATGGCGACATCGACATAGGCCGGGCTGATCTCCATCGCGAAGACGCGGCGGCCACTGGCTTCGCCTGCCATGATCTGCGATCCTGAACCCGAAAACGGCTCATAGCAAAGTCCTCCGCGCGCCACATGCTGGCGCATCGGGATCCCGAACGCGTCGAGCGGCTTCGGCGTCGGATGGTCGGGGCGGTCGACCTTGGCGAAGCTGGGCAGCGCCCATGTCGACGCCAGCGTTTCGTCCGCCACCTTTGGCGGGCGTTTGCCCTTGATCCAGCCCATAAAGCAGGGCTCGTGCTTCCAGAGGTAATGCGACCGGGTCAGAACCCCGCGGTCCTTCACCCAGATGATCTGCTGATGGACGAAGGCCCCTGCCTTTTCCCAGCAGGCTTCGAGCATCGCCTGGCGGCGCGAAGCGTGCCAGCAATACCAGGCGGCGTCTTCCGTGATCGCCTCGGCAACGGCCGCCGCGATGAACCCGTCATAGAGTTCCGCGCCCTGGCTGCTGTCATCCCAGGTCACGCCGTAGGATGGCGACCAGTCCTTGTTCCGGGTCGGATGGTTCGAGCCATCGTAATCGACGAGATAAGGCGGGTCGGTGGCGAACAGGATGGCTCGCTCGCCATTCATCAGGCGACGAACGTCGGTGGCGCTCGTGCTGTCGCCGCAGAGCAATCGGTGATCGCCCAGCATCCACAGATCGCCGAGGCGAGATGCCGGATTGCGGGGCGGTTCCGGGATTACGACAGGCGCGACGCCCGCGCCGTCGGATGCCTCGGCGCCCGGTTCCAGCGCAAGCAGCCGGTCGAGTTCGCCATCGGAAAAGCCGATCAGCGACAGGTCGAATTCATCGGCGACGAGTTCCTGCAGTTCGCCGGAAAGCAGCGCTTCGTCCCAGGCCCCGAGTTCGGTCAGCTTGTTGTCGGCGATGCGGTAGGCACGACGCTGCGCTTCGGTCAGATGATCCAGCACGATGACGGGCGCTTCGGTGAGGCCGAGCTGCGCGGCAGCCATGATCCGGCCATGGCCGGCAATGACCTCTCCGTCGCTCGACACCAGCACCGGGACCGTCCAGCCGAACTCCGCCATGCTGGCGGCGATCTTGGCGACCTGGTCCGAGCCATGGGTCTTGGCGTTGCGCGCATAGGGGCGCAGGCGGTCGAGCGGCCAGGTCTCGATCGCTTCGGGGGCGAAGGTGAGGGTCATGATGTCCGGTGATGGCTGGGCGTGTCGTCGTCGATTGGCCGCTGGATGCCGGATGCCGAGCCGGACTCCGCGAAGGGTCCAGGCATGGCAGGCGTCATAAGGCAAAAAAGCTTGTGTTCGTCGGGACTTCCGAGCGGCCATGAAAGGCGCTGGATTCCGGGTGGCTTCCCAAAAAATCCGGCCTGGCGCTAGCGACGTTTCGCGCCGCGCCCTCCCGCATACGATAATGGCCGGGAAGGAACCAAACTTGCTGGGCAGGTCGGGTTGACGAAGCTCATTGAGCGCGTCTGTCCCGAGGATAGCCCGAAATCTACCCTGAACCGGCATTTCTGTCCGCGCGAAAACTGTCCGGCGGACACTTTGCTCGCCGCTACTCACCGCTGCGCCGCGCCAGCCAGTTCGATCACCTTGCGCTTCGAGTAGCTGCGGTTGAGCCGCCGTCCATTAAGCCGGAAAGCGATGACGCACAGCGCGTAGAGCCAATGCTGGTGGGCGGCAGAGCGCTGCAAGCCGACCGTCCAGCAGATCGTCTTCCAGCGCTCGCCGTGCGCACGCAGCCAGATGATCTTGCCCTCGACCGGATCCAGCCCGACGGTCCAGCTCAGCGTCTCCTCCATCCGGCTGATGGCTGCGGGCGAGGGCAGCACGCGCATCGGCTTCGGCTCCTGTTCAACCTTGTCGGCAAAGTCGTGGATGATCTCGGGCCATGTGCTGAAGTATCCCTGCCGCCGGGGTTCGGGCAGACGCTTGAGCACGAAGGCCGCTTCGGCGAGCCGTGCTTCGACAAGGCTTGGCGTCCAGTTGGTCATCGGCGCGCTTCCTTGGGTTGGTTGCGATCGCCATAGAGCTTCTCGCCGAGTTGCCGGATCAGTTCACGTTCGGGCCAGGTCAGGCGGGCGTCGTCGATCGACACCGCAAGGACGCGCTGCTCGCGCCAGCCATCGCGCTTGACGTCTTCAGGGCTGCGGCGTTGGCCGCCATATCCTCGTGGCGACCACCTCACAGCACACCTCCCCGGGTCTCCATCGCCCAGAGCAGGATGGCGATCGCATCGGCCTCGTTGTCGTCGGCAGGCCGGAAGCCACGCTGGCACATCGCGGCGAGCACCGCGTGCTTGTCGGCGTTGCCCCTGCCGGTCGCAAAGCGCTTGATGGTGCCGACCGGAACGCCCTGATAGGCGACCTGCTCGCGCTCGCACCACGCAGTCAGTGTTGCGAGGAAGCCGCCGTAGAGATGGGCGGCATCCGTGCCGACATGACGGCGGACCTCCTCGAAGTAGATTGTGGCCAGGCCGTCATTGTCGTGGACGAGCGTATCGAGCCAGCGCTGGAAGCGCAGGTAACGCATGCCGCCGCCATCATAGCGGCTGGGTCGGAAGGAGACCGTGCCGCTTTGAACGATGCCGCCGATGAGGCTAGCCCAGCCGGTGGTGGTGCCAAGATCGAGGGCGAGGATGCTGCTGCTGGCAGATGCAGAGCCGATGGATGCAGGTTGGCAGTCGGCGACAAGGACGGGTGATGGATGCATCCTCATGCTGGTTGATCCTGTTCGAGTGTTGTCGGGGATGAGAGATTTGCCGCACGCCATGCGCGCGCAGCACCTGGGGGTGGGGTTGGGAGACCCCGCCTGCGGCGGTCTCCCCCACCCCTGAAGGGGGTGGCTTTGCCCCCCTAAACTTGCTGGCCAGGACAAGACATTGGCCAAGTTGAGGAATTTCCAGTTTCGGGAGTTTCGGCCAGCACTCGCCGCCCAATCTGATTGCAGCGCAGCCAATCTGGCTCGCGCGCAATTCCGAAGGGGCAGTTTGGGTATCGCGCCCAATCTGGTCTTGGCGAGCCGAAGCGCAGTTTGGCGCGGGGATGACGGGGCAGTTTCGGAACCACGCCTCATCTGGTTCAATCTGGCCGGAGCGCAGGCCTGCGGTATGAGCGACGCAAGGGCCATCATGACGGTTCGCCCTCCGGATAGACCCAGACATGCGGGTTCTCGACCTCGAGCAACGCGCCGGTCTGGGGCGATTTGTAGTGGGTCGGCAGGACCGCGATGGTAGCCGGCAAGACTTCGCCGGTTTCAGGATCGACCGCTTCGCCGTCCGTCGGAATGGCCATCGCTTCGACGCACAGAAACCCGAAACGGGACCGGGACGGACCGAAGCCATAGGGCGCGCCATCGCGCACGAATTTCACGAAGCCCTTGGTGGCGAGCACATTCAGGCGGTCCCGAATCGTGTCCTTGCCGCCAAGCCCGCCACGGTTCTCGAACGCCTCTGCGAACTGGTTGATTGTGTAGAGGCGGCCTGCGAGCGCTTCGTCGAGCAGAATGCCGAGAATGACATCGTGCTTGCGCACACGCTCGGCATCGAGACGTTCACCCAAGGATTTGCGCACCAGCCGCTCGCCAGAGCGGTCAACTTCCACCCAGCGTCCGTCGGTCTTGTCGATGATCTTCGGCTCGATGCCCGGGCCATTGCGCAGCTCGAAATGCAGCATCCGCTCCGGACGTTCTTCGTCCGGCCGGTGCATGATGATGCCGGAGGTATAGAAGCTGCGCAGGCTTCCAGCGCCCGAGAGCGCCATGAACGGATCCTCGGCCAGCTGCTTCTTGGTGATCTTGCGGGTGTGGTGGCAGAGGATCAGACCGGCGTCCGGCGCCACCGAGTCCCTAAACACCTCGACACGTTCCTGCAGGAAGAACAGCATCGCCGTGTTGTCGTTCTCGCCGCCGCCATCCGGGCCACCATCGAAGAGGTTGCGGATCGGGTCGATGCAGAGGATGTCGGGCGCGCCATGGCCGTAATGCGCCCGGGCGGCGGCAACGGCGCGCGAAACACCGCCCGCATCGAGCAGCATTCTGACCTTCGGCGTCGCAACCAGATTGTCGCGGGCGGCAGAGAGCAGCGCCGGGTCGAGCCGGATGCCCTGAAGCCGCTCGCGCAGATAGTGGTACTGGATCTCGGCCTGCAGATAGAAGATCCGCAACGGGCGGCACGGCGCGAAGCCGAGGAACGGGATGCCGGCCGCCATGTGCACCAGCAGGCTGATCAGGAAGTCGCTCTTGCCGACCTTGGGCGCGCCGCCGAGAACCAGCATTCCACCCGGCGTGAGCACGCGCGGGCCGATGATGTCGTCCGGCATCGGGCTCCTGTCGTTGAGGAGCGTTCCGAGAGTGAAGGTTGGCAATGGCGACAGCGGCGGAACCGCCAGACGTTCGAGCGGCGGACCGTGCCTTTCTTCGTGCAGCCGCCAAAGGCGCTGCGCCTCCAATGCTAACCGTTCCAGCGGCCAGCTCGGACGCAGCATCGCGGCGTTGTATTGGCAGATTGCCTCCCAGGCCTCGTTACGGCTTATGCGCCCCTCATGAGCCAGCCGGATGAAGTGGCCGATGGCAGCACTCGCACCCTGAAAACGCGTCCATGCGTCCTCGCTGCCTTCCCGAACCGGCGTTGTCAGAACATCGGCAATGGACGGCTTCGAGGTAGCTGGTCCTGGTTCCGAACCAACGCCGACGAGAGGCGGCATGGCGTCGACCCGTTCCGCGAAATCTTGCAGGTCCACCTCGACATGCGAGTTGTGGCGACGGATAGTGACGAGGCGCTTGAAGCCGCCCTTGTGATAGATGGATCCCGCCAGACGGATCGGTTGGTGCGCCGAACGAAAATGCGTGTCGCCACCAACCTTGATCGCGATATCGCCGCGCAGCCGGCAAAGCAGCGTGATGTCCTCGGCTTCGGCAGGCTCGTTCAAGCGCCACCAGACATGCAGCTTGTCGAGACCGTCCTGTGTGCGGCCACCGCTTTCGACGATCAGGGTCGGTTCACCGAGATGCCGGATCAGGTGGTCGAGTTTGGCCGCGATGTCGCCGGCATCGAGATCGACGAGCACCGTTTGCATCTGGCGCACGTCGGTGGACTTGGCCTTGCCGCTCTCGGCCACCGTTCCCGGCACCACATAAAAGGCAGCACCTTCGCGCGCTGCCCAACCTGCGAAGGCGATCGCCTTTTTCAGCAGGCTGGCGTCGGCTTCGATCCAGGCATTGTGCGGGCGGCCGTCGATCCCCTGGCCCTTGTCGATGAAGCCCCGCAGTGGCACCCAGCCGTCGCAATAGCCGAACACGACACCGAGAAAGACGGCGATCTGCTCACGATCCGGCTCCACGTCGAAGGGATCGACCTGCGGCGTCGCATCGTTGAAGTCACGCCAGGCATCGAGGGAAACGACGTTGTGATCGCTCATGCCGGCAAGCCCCAACAGCGCTGGCCCCAGGCGCACATCCGGCATTCATGAAAGTCGCGCGTGGTCGCGATCCGGGGCAGCAATTCGCCCGCGTCCGTCGCCTGCAGGATCCGAACGGCGCGATCACTCATCCGTTGGGCAAGACCGGCATCGAAAGCCACAAGCTCATGGTGCAGTTCGGCCGTGTCCTTGTTGATGGCGGTGAACAGCGCCGGATTGGAGCAAATGCCGGGGACGCTCGCTTCCATGTAGGCCTGGTAGAGGGCGATCTGCGCCGCGTAGACCGGCTTGGCGATGACGACACCCTTGGCAACAGTCTCCCGCCAGTTCCTGGCGTTCATGGTCTTGCATTCCCAGAGCGCAGGAACGGCAAGGCCCAACTGGCCGGGGGCTGCCGCGATGATCCCGTCGACATGACCGCGAACACGGCCACCAGCGATCGAGAAGCCGAACTGCTCCCCGTCCGCGCGATTGCCCTTGCGGGTGTAGAGATCGAAGCCCGCACCACGGAGCCAGCGGACGACCAGATCTTCAAGCGCATGTCCGATCTCGAAGATCCGCAGCGTCTGGCCGTCGAAGTCGGAGCCTTCGTCCTTCGGCGCACCGGCGAACTCGAACTGCAACGCGCGCTCGCAAGGCTGCCCGAGCCGCGATCCACCCAGATAGGTCCGGGGCGGCGTCACCGCGCGCGCGGCATCGAGGCTGTCGTCGATCAGCCCGTTGATACGTCCGGCGATCAGAGAGCGGTGATTGAAGTCCAGCATCAGAACGGAACCTCCGCATCCTCGCGCGTTCCCGCTGAGCCTTGGGCGATGCCACGCATTGCATCCTGAAATCCGCCGACGGCGACTTCGATCAGGGTTCGAACCTGAGCTTCCGAGAGCTCGGCGAGCCGGGTTTGCCAGCCGATCTCCTCCATGATCTCGGCAATCGGCTTCATGCTGGCGCGGATGGCCGCCTTTTCCTGTTCGCTGAGGTCAACCATGGCCCAACGCTCCCGCGCTAAGCGTGTCCAGAAGCCTTGGCAGGCGATCGAGCAGAACCAGACCGAGGGGCGCGGCTGCTTCGATCGCACCGGGTCGAACCAGCCAAAGCCACGGGTCGGACAACGGCAAACGGCGCAAAGCGTCCCACGCGGATGCCAGAGGCGCAGACGGTCCGAGGATGTGATGCTCATTGGGGCGCTCCATCATGCAGCCCTCCCGATCAGGTCAGCGGGAGCGGCGTCCGCCGCGCCGAAGACGAGCGAGCGAATGGCGTCGCGGTTGAAGCGGAATGCCAGGAGCGCCGATGCCTGGTAGCGCGTGAGCCCGAAATCCTGCCGGTACTCGGGCGGCAGAAAGGAGAGCTGTTTGTCGGTCGGCGGCTGGTTCAGCCACCGCCTGGTCTTGTGCGCGCTCTCGTCGCTTTCGTGCTCGTTCAGCCAGTCATCGGCCGCAGCGAGACAAACCGTGCGTTCGCCGGCCGCCAGCAGATGGGGCCGCTGTTTCTGGACGCCGCCGATGCCGTACCAACGGCCATTGAGAAAGAAGACCCCGCCCCATGCGTTGAAACCGTTGGCGATGAGCGCGGCGTCGTCGCCGAAAAGATCGCACCACCGGAAACTCGACCGCTTCAGGAGGTCGATCTCCGACATCACGAACTCGCCGAGCGGCGAAGCCTCGCCCGTCTCGCTCTTTTCCCAATGGTGGCCGCAAAGCGGACACTCGATGGTGGCGAGCGGAACGACGGCGCCGCATTCTGGACAGTCCTTGGTCGGCGCCTCGCCAGTGGATTCGCGGCCGTTCAGGTCAACGTCCTGTTCGAGGGATCCATGAAGCAGCGTCGACGTGCCAAAATCGAGGACGATGCAGTCGGTCTTCAGAACACCGGGGTGCTCATCCAGCGAGACCGTGCGCAATCCGCGGCCGATCATCTGGATCATCGTCGACTTGTAGGAACTCGGCCTCAGGAGGACGACACAGCTCGTGGGAGGATGATCCCAGCCTTCGGTAAGAACCGCGACGTTGGCCACCACGCGAAGATTGCCCGCCGCATAGGCCGCGAGCACGGATTTGCGCTCGGCATCCGGCATTTCGCCATGGACGAGCCCGGCAGGAATTCCCGCGCCATTGAATGCCCGGGCGACATTGCGGGCATGATCGACGGTGGAGCAGAACACGACGGTCTGCCGGTTTCCGGCCTTTTCCTGCCATTGCCGAATGACGGCATCGGTCACTGGAGTCCTGTTCATGATCGCATCGACTTCGCTCATGTCGAAGTCGTCGGCGGTTCGCCGCACCTTGGTGAGCTGATCCTGGACACCGACGTCGATGACGAAGGTGCGCGGCGGCACGAGATGGCCAGAGGCAATCAGTTCGCCGATGCGGATCTGATCGGCGACATTCGAAAAGACAGCGCGAAGGCCACGCTTGTCGCCGCGGTTGGGCGTAGCAGTAACCCCATAGATCCGGCACGCGGGATTGCTCTGCAGGGCATGGTCAATGATCCGGCGATAGCTGTCAGCCGCAGCATGATGCGCCTCGTCGATCACGAGGAGATCGAGCGTCGGCATGGCATCGAGATTGCTGGATCGCGCCAGCGTCGGAACCATTGCGAAGGTCACCTGTCCGTTCCAGGACTTCTCGCGTGCATCGACCACGGACGTGGAGAGACCGGGAACGACACGGCGGAACTTGTCGCGGTTCTGGTCGGTGAGTTCGTCGCGATGGGCGAGGACGCAGGCCTTGGCGTCGGGATCGACGATCATGCGCCCCGCGACGGCCGAGAGCATGATCGTCTTGCCAGCCCCGGTCGGGGCCACGGCGAGCGTGTTTCCGTGTTGCGAAAGCGCGCTGACGCTTCGCTCGACGAACAGTTTCTGTCGGGGTCGCAGCAACATGGTGCGTCCCTCACTGCGCCCAGGAGGGACGAATGCCCGGCTGCGGCATCGAAGCCTGCGCCGGTTGCGGCTGCGGTGCCGGCGCCCTTGTCGTTGCGCCCGCCAGCGGCGCGTATTCCTTGTGGTCCGGCGTGACGGCGGCGCGGATCTCGTTCTTCTCCTCGCCGTTGGTGTCCGTCCCGACATCGATGCGGGCCACGAACTCCAGGCCGTCGAGATCGGCGAAACCGCTGATGCGGCGCGCCGCCTGTGCCTGGGCCGAGGAATCCTTGTCGGAAATGCCACGGGCGGAATTCAGCATGCCGCGGATCAGGCTGCGGCCCATGTTGGCCCAGTCGGGACCCTTCGGGCTGTAAAGCCCGATCAGCGTAAAGATCTTGCGCCGCGCATAGGGCCCTTCGAGCACAGTGAACTCGCCGGACAGATAGACCGAACCGGTCGTGCCACGCGTCGCATAGCCTCCGGTCCAGCCCTGAGCAGGATCGTCGAAGCCGCCCGGACGAATGGTGAGGCGCACCTTGGCCAGCGTGCCCTTCGGGATGATGTTGCTGTTCTGCTTGGCGTCGTTGAAGTCGTTCCAGGATCCAGACATGACTGGTTGCTCCTCTTCAGGCGTTTTCAGGATGGGTGAGGTCAGTGGTGGGGTTCGCGGCGTCCGGCCGGTTGAAGGCGAGGCGTTCGGCGGCGGGCTTCACGGGGCCGCGGATCTTCGTCATGAGCCGACCGAGATGTGGCTCTTCGACTGGCGACAGACGCCCTGATCGGTCCTTGGCGGGAAAACCCCACGGATTGATCGTGTGGCAGACGAAGGCGCGATAGGGCGTGCCTCCGTCGTCCTTGATCTCCGCCATCGTCAGCACTTCATCGACGATGCCGGGCAGTTCGAGACCGGTCTTTGAACCGTCGATCTGCGGCTGGAAGATGCGCCGGTTGAAGTCGTCCAGCTTCTCGTCGAGGATGCCGACGAACCAGACGTTCTTCGCCCGTGTGTGCTGGAGATGGGTGAGCCACGCGATCATCTCGCGACCGTGCAGGCCGTAAGCGCCGCGAATGTCGGGCTTGCCGGTCTTCTCGGAGAAGGCGTCGGGCTGGCCCTTGCACCACTGGAAGCACAGACGGCCGGCAACCGTGATCGAGTCGATGAAGACCGTCCGGTAACGATCCATGACGCCGGGATCGCCGAAACGTTCGCTGACCGCCGCGAAATGCGCGGGGCTGTATGCCTGGTCGTCGCGCAACGCCGGGTTCGGCCCGCCGATGAACACAGCGAAGTCGCGGCATTCCGGCCAGGTGCGCGGCCGCACCGTGTCGCCTGGCCATCCTTCGATGGCGAGGTCGCCCGCCTCAAGGTCCATGAACAAGGTGGTCGCGGCATCGAGCGTCCACAGCAGGCTGGTCTTCCCGATGCCGGACTTGCCGAAGATCGTGCCCTTGATGCCCCGAGGTTCCGCGAGCCGCTGGTCGGCGGTGATGATGGGGAGCGCCATGGTCAGCGCTCCGTCTTGGCGCGGGCCGCAGCCTCGACGGCGCGATGGGCGCCGAGAGCGCCGGCATCACGCGCGATCTGGCTGAGCTTGCGCAGGGCGTACATCTGGTCGATGAGCGCGCTGGACGCAGCCTCCAATCCGCGCAGCGCGAAGGCGATGTCGTCGATCGTCGCCTCGGTGATCGGCTTGGCGTCTGTCTCGCCGCGCTCCGGCGTTGCCGGGATCCGGATCGTCTCGGGCAGCGAGACGAGGCTGTAGTGCGCCTTCTGCAGCGCTTCGAGCGCGGACAGTGGGGTTTCGGGTTTGGATTTGCCGAACGGGAACATGGGTGATCCTTTCAGTCGCGGAGAAGTCGGAAGGTCTGCTTGCCGGTCTTCAGCGTGCGGGCTGGGGTGAAGGCGCGGCGGATCGACTCCGGCCATGCGCCGTAGGCGCGCTCGGAGACGCCGAACGTGATCTCGACATAGTCGGTAGGGTTCTCGCCCTCGGCGCGGATGGTCTCGACGAGCGCGGCGAGTTTCGCCTGGTCCCACTCGACCTTCTTGGGCAGATCGGCGACGACCGTCACCGCGCCGTCGGCAAAGCGGACCGTTCCGGTATCTTTCGCCATGGCGATCCGCGCCTGTGACGCGCGTTCGCCGTAGCGGAGCCCGATGGCGCCATCGAGCCAGTCCTTGAGGGTCTTGGCTGCCTTCAGCGCGGCGTCGGCTTCTTCATGGAGGAGCGCCAGCTGCTCGGCGGGCAAGGCCACGATGTCGCCGATCGGCATCTGCCGGAGCGCTTCGAGTGTGATGTGGTTGGGGATCGTCATCGCCACCCTCACGCCGACTTGAGGGCAGGCTTGTCGGCGGTGCTCTTGCAGAGCTGAACCGCCTCGAATTCTTCGATGTCTTCCAGCCGGTAAACCACCCGGCCGCCGATCTTGATGAAGCGGGGACCTTCCCCGGACCACCGCCAACGCTCAAGCGTGCGGTGGCTGATGTTCCAGCGAGCGGCGAGCTCGATCTGGTTCAGATGCCTGACGGTCATTTTCGTCTCCTTGGGTTTGTGTCGAAAACCTGCGGAGAGAATGGCTTTGCCGTGGGGAGGAGCCGGGGAGGAGAAAGGGAGGAGCCAGTGGAGGAATCGCAAATCCGTGCGCTGAAATGAAAAAACCGCCCGAAGGCGGTTCAGCGATGGGTCAGATGGGCATCAGATGTCGATCCAGCATCGACCGCGCTCTTCCTTGATGAATTCGCGCCAGTCGGCGCGCCCCTTGAACGCTTTGCCGAGTGTCCGGACTTGGTCACCAGAGTTGGCAGCTTCCAAAACAGCAGCTGTCAGGCATTCGCGTTCGCCCCGCTGCCACGCCTCGAAGAGGTGACGAATGATGGCGCGCTGCTTCGTGCCGGTGAAAGCGTAACTCTTGCCCCTGATCGCAATCGAAGCTCCATCCGCAGCCATCGATACGGGCTGGCCGTCGTCGCGCCCATGCGCCAGGCGCGCGGCGAGAATCTGCGGATCGATCCGGAAGCCATCGCTCGCATCGATGACGGATTGAACCGCGATGATTTCGTGCCCGCTGACATAGGTCTTTGGCAGCTTCGCCTCGGCTGTCAGCGACAGCACTATGCGCAATCCCGGAGATGGACGCTGCTGGAACTGCTGAAGAAGCAAGGCCCATGTCGTCGGGTCTGAAAGGCGGCGACCGATCCAGACCGGCACACGGGCCGAGCGCCCCGGCAAACGGGCGCCTCCAACCTCCCAGAGCAAACCGGGCAGCAGCTGCACTGGACGGGAGACCAACGGGCAGTCGAGCCCATCAAGGAGCTTCGGCAGAAGGGTCTCAAAACTAAGGGCAAAGACCGATTGATCGTCCGGCGATGCAGTGACCCATCCCGCCTGCGGGCTGAAATAGCCAAAGGAACGACCATCAGGCGAGCGCACAAGGGCGACCGGCGCATCCTCATGATCGGCCAAGGACGCCGCCGCCGCCTCGTCGCCCACACGGGTCAGCACGCCGAGCGCCTGAAGCTGCGCGCCGGCTGCCGGGTAGTGGTTCGACAAGGCCGCGGAGGTGATGCGCGCATCACGGGTCTGGGCAATCGCGCAGATCAGGGCCAGCGCGTCGTGATCAGAACTTCGGAGAGAGCGCGTCATCGGCGAGGATTCCCCATCGGCGGAGATACTTCTCGCCGATCAACTGCTCTTCCTCGGTCTGGTCCCTGAGATTGCAGCCATGCGGCATGGTGATGGTCAGTGGGAGTGTCCGGCCGCGCTTCGCGTCGCCTTTGGGGTGAAACTTGATGGCCAGCTTGGCCTGCGTGGCAACCCATCCGCCGTCGATCGGATTGCCCGGGCCGAGTCGCTCCTCCGCCATGCTCCAGATGGTGCGGCCCGCCTTGGCCATGCATTCCAGCGTCACGCGCTCGCCGACGGTGTCGAGCGGCATCAGCCGCAGCAGGCGGACATCGACCCGCTCGATGCCGTCTTCGAGGTCGGTCGGAAAATCGAAGGGCGACAGCAGAACGTCGAGGTCATAGCGGCGAACCGGCACCTTCTCGTTCTGGAAGTCGACGCCGAGGAGATCGCGGGCCAGGAACAGGGCCAACTCGGCGCGGCTCTCCCGGTCGCTTGCCACAACCTCGACCACTCCCGTCGCAGGTTCATACGTCATCGCGGCCTCGAAGACCGGGCGATAGGCACGCCGCACGAGGGAACCGCCGTCATCGAATGCCAGAAGATCGTCCGGCAGGCCTTCCCGGTATACGGTGATCTGAACCAGATCGCAGTCCTCACCCTCGAAGGTCGCGCGCACACGCTCGAAAACATCGACGTGGACGTTGGCCGAGGCAAAGCGAGTCCGGAGCGACGCCTTGAATGCGTCGATGGCGATCTGATCGCGGCTGACCGTGCAACCGGCTGCGATGACGAAGCCATCCCAACTGCGACCACGCCGCTTCTCATCCGTGAACCGGACTTCCTCGGCATGACGGAACAGGATCGGCCGATTCAAAAACATCCAGAGCGATCGGGCGTGGCCGTTCGCGATAACGTCGAGATGGGCGCGGTCGTCGATCACACTGTAGAGCGCGGTCTGGCCAGCATCGTCGGCGAGACCACTGACCCGCTCGGCATCGTTCAGGACGCGAGCTTTCGCTTCCTCGTCCATCTCATCGACGGCGCGAAGCGTGACCCGGATGACCTCCGGCTCGGGCGCTGTCCAGTCGACCGCAGTCGGCAACTCGATGCCGATGTGGTTGAAATAGGCCTGCAGCGACGAGGCAGGCATGTTGCGGATGAAGCTCGTCACTGACGCCATAATCGGACCTCCTTAGCCCTTGATGTTGCGCGGGTCGTTCCCGTGCGAATCGGACTGCCCGATGCGGCCGTCCTGGTTGTGGATCTTCAGTTCGGTGCGGGCATTGCTGCTGATTTCCCGCGCCCGTTCGACGGCGTCGGACTTGCGGTCGAAATGCCCGCTGGCGCGCTCAGCGCCGCCGCGGCGGATGTCCCAGCCGCCGTTGGAGCTGGGCACGACATGATGTGTTCCGGGATTGCGTTTGGTCATGGGAATCTCCTTATGGGTACGCTTTCGTTCGGTCTATATCGAACACACGCGCTAATCCCTTGTCAAGTACGTTTCTGTTCGCCATACACCGAACAGAAAAATGCGAAACGCATGAGGTGAGTTGGATGGCATCCCTGGGAGAGAAGCTCCGTAAGCATCGGCAGGAAAAGGGATATTCCTTAGACAAGCTCGCGGAGATTACGGATTCGAGCAAGAGCTACCTGTGGGAGTTGGAGAACCGGGACACCCGAAAGCCGTCCGCAGAAAAGCTGACGAAAATCGCTGAAGCCCTGTCCGTCACCACAGATTACCTGCTGGATGATTCGTCTGAGCCCGGTGAAGAGGTGGTCAAGGAGGCGTTCTTCCGTAAATTTAGTAAACTTGATCCCGACGACAAAAAGAAGATCGAGCAGATGGTCGACATGTGGAGAAAGAAAGATTGAAGCTGCCGACGACACCGGAAGGCTGGGCGATCCACCTGTCGAAACTGGTTCGCGCGTTTCATGACGCGCACGGCTCGCCGCGCTTTCCGATAAAGGTCGCCGACATCGCGATTGAATATTCGCGAAACGTCTTCCCAGATGCCCCGATCACGAAAGTCGGCGGCCTCGATCTCACACGCAAGTTCGAAGGCATGCTCATGCCGATCGATTCATGCACCGGCGAATGGGGCATCATCTACAACAGCGCCATCACCTCGAAGGGGCGGATCAACTTCACCCTCGCCCATGAGCTCGGCCATTATCTCCTTCACAGGCACAGATCGCCCGACGGCATTCGCTGCTCCAGCCGCGATATGGGCGATTGGCGTTCAGAGCATGGTCAGATCGAATCCCAGGCGAACACGTTTGCCTCGTTTCTGCTGATGCCGCTGGATGATTTTCGACAGCAGACGGATGGTCAGAAGTTCGACATGGAGTTGGTCCGTCATCTGTCGGACCGCTACGAAGTGTCCGTCACTGCAGCCATCCTGAAATGGCTGGGTATCACCCGCCAACGGGCGATGATTGTCGTCAGCCGAAGTGGCTTCATTGACTGGACTTGGTCCAGCGAGCGCCTGTTCAAGTCCGGCATCTACTATGCAGCCCGGCAGCAAACGGTGGAATTGCCGAGCCAATCCCTTGCCGCCCTCCGAGTTGACGACGCTGCGGCATCTGCCGGGATCATGCACAGGAAGGGCGTTTGGCAAGGGGACGAGGACGTCTTCGAGATGACGATCTACTCACCCAAGAACGAGATGACCGTCACGCTGCTGATCTACCCCAATGAAGGGCCAGACCGATTCCATGGTCGCTCGGAACCTGACGACATCGGGATTGATGATACTTATGAACGATTCATGGGAGCGCGATCGACCGAATACCGAGACTAGATTCGGCGCGATCCGGCCCGGCAAGCATAATCACGACAGTGGAACACTTGCGCAGCACTTCAAAAGACTTCACAGATATGCGATAACATATTGATTTGTATTGCGTATTTCGAGTTTATGACTACCGTTCGCCCATCGACAACTCAACGCGAACGGTCTCCATGCGCCACTCACGATCCGGTCCCAATCCCTTGCCACCCGACAACATGTCGGCGAACGATCGCCTTTCCGAGGTTGGGCGGATCCTCGCCGCTGGCGTAGGGCGCATTCTCTCCCAGCAGGATGCGAAAGCGCCGAAAGCCGCTGACGGCTTCGACATTCTCGCCATCAAGAATGGCCGTCGCCGCCCGCGCGCCCGCTCGGGGGACACCCGATGACGAGCGCGAAGCGAACAGAGCCGCGTCCGACGCGCCCCGGAGACAGTGCCGAAAACGACGCAAGCGTCCTTGCGCAGCTGACGGACCTGAAACGGATGACGGTCAGCGAGCTGAAATCGAAGTGGGAGGCGTTGTTCGCCACCGCCGCCCCGAACAACAGTAGGGGCTACCTCGAACTCCGGATCGGGCACCGCATTCAGGAGCTGACCTTTGGTGGTCCGTCGCGCGAGACGCGACGGATGCTGGATCTGCTGGCCGATGAAACGGAAGGCAGGATCAACCGGAAGTCCGTCATCGCGGATGATCGCAATCCGGTGGTCGGGACGCGGCTGATCCGTGAATGGGATGGGATTGAGCACACCGTCACCATCCTGCGGGACGGCTTCGACTGGCAGGGCCGAAAGTTCAAGTCGCTCTCGGCGGTGGCCCGGAACATCACCGGCGTCAACTGGAACGGCTACCGTTTCTTCGGGCTGGGTGAAGCGCGGAGGAACGAGCGATGAGCATGTCACCGTCAGCCACCATCGCCATCCGGCGTCAGCGCTGTGCGATCTATACGCGCAAGTCTAGCGAAGAAGGGCTCGACATGGAATTCAATTCACTCGACGCGCAACGCGAAGCCTGCGAGGCCTATGTCGCCAGCCAGCGCGCCGAAGGCTGGGCCGCGATCCGCGAGCGGTATGACGATGGCGGCTTCTCCGGCGGAACACTGGAAAGACCCGGTCTGAAACGTCTCATCGCCGATGTCGAGGCTGGGCTTATCGACGTCATCGTCGTCTACAAGATCGACCGGCTCAGCCGGTCGCTGATGGACTTCGCGAAGCTGGTCGAGGTTCTGGATCGCAATGGCGTGACCTTCGTCTCTGTGACGCAGTCGTTCAACACGACGACGTCCATGGGCCGCCTAACGCTCAACATTCTGCTTTCCTTCGCCCAGTTCGAGCGCGAGGTCATTGGTGAGCGTATTCGCGATAAGGTCGCAGCCTCACGCAAGCGCGGCATGTGGATGGGTGGCTTCGTCCCCTTGGGCTACGATGCCAAGGACCGAAAGCTCGTGATCAATGAGGCGGAAGCAGCAATTGTCCGCATGATCTTCGAGCGGTTCTCGGCGATCGGATCAGCCACCGTCCTGACGAAGACGCTGGTGGCCGAAGGCGTCTGCAACAAGCGCGGCAAGCGCATCGACAAGGGTTACCTCTACAAGGTCCTGAACAACCGCGTCTATCTCGGCGAAGCCGTCCACAAGGGCATGGCCTATCCGGGTGAGCATGCGGCCATCGTCAGCCGTGAACTATGGGACAAGGTCCAGAGCATCCTGCAAGAGAACCGCCACGTCCGGGCAGCCCATACCCGTTGCCAGACACCGTCGCTGCTGAAGGGGATCATCTTCACAGATAGCGGCACGGCGATGACGCCGACGGCCACCAAGAAGACGTCGCGGCTCTACCGCTACTATGCCTCGATGGACTTGATCAAATGCCGACCATCGTCGGATTCGCCGTCCATCCAGCGTCTGCCCGCAGGGATGGTCGAGGATGCGGTCGTAGGCGAGGTCCGGCGAATGATCCGGGCTCCAGAGATCGCGGCTCGCACGGTCGACGCCATTCGACACGAAGTCCCTGAAGCAGACGAACGAGCAGTCGTCTCGGCCCTTGGCAGCTTCGACCAGCTCTGGACGGCGCTGTTTCCTTCCGAGCAGACCCGTATCGTCCAGCTGCTTGTCGGTCGTGTCACTGTCGGGTCCGGAGGCATTGCCATCGATCTGCGTCAGGATGGTCTGACTTCGATCATCCGGGACATGGTCACGCCCCGTGAAGGAAAGGCGAAAGCATGACGAACCCTGACAATACGATCCGCGTCGTCATCCCGTTGACCATCCGCAAACGCAATGGGAGGCCACGGATCGTGGCGCCATCAGAAAGCGAGTCAGCCGCTGACAGGGTGCAGGATGCGCGATTGCTGCGGGCACTGGCGCGGGCATGGAGCTGGCGGCGCCAATTGGAGAGTGGTGCCGCCAACACCATCCACGACATCGCTGCCGTTGAGAATGTCACCGACCGCTTCATCGGCAGGATGATCCGGTTGGCCTATCTGTCGCCGGACGTTCTGGAGGAGTTGGTCATCGCGCGACGCCCATCGAGCATCACGATCAATGACCTGACCGGAATCGCCGACCTGCCATGGGCCGAGCAAAAGACGCGCGTCTTTGCCTGA